CTACTTTTTTGAGGAAACATCACCCCGTTCCAATTGCCGCTCATAACACTCAATACTTGTAACCACGGTTTCAACCGTCTTTCGGTTTTCGAGCGATAACCCCTTGATCTGCCGCAATAACTCCAAATCCTCTGGGGACAAAACTACATAGGAAAGATCGTTTTGATTCGGGCCAATAAGATAATCCACTGAAACCGCGAAGATCTTGGCTAATTCCGTTAATTGTGAATAACCGGGGGCGGACCGGTCGATCTCCCAGTTGGCCAGGGTAGACCGCTTAACTCCTAACCTGGCGGCCAACTCTTCCTGGGTTAAATCTTTTTTGAGCCGTAATTCTTTGATCCGGCTGCCGACTGTATTCATTAAAACCACTCCAATCTAGGTATATTATACCATAAAATGTGTAATATCGCAACGGTAAAAACCGGACAAACAGCCATCAATTCTATGTTCTAAAATTCAGATAATAGCTTGTAAAATGTATCATTTCTAGTAATTGACACAAACAAAAAACCCATGATATGATCTTCTTATACACACAACAAAATTACACAAAAAAGGAGGTGAAAGATTTTGGTTAAGGATTTGCGTACCATCCGTATCTCAAAAGGTCTTACCCAGGAGGAACTCGCCAAACTTGCCGGAATCAGCCGATCTACTTACGTACATATCGAACACGGCAAACACCCCTCCCTGCGGTCGGCGATGCGGATCGCCAAAGTTTTGAAACAAAAAGTCGAGGAAATTTTTTTGGCGGAAGTTGTTAATAAATGACACATTATGTTGTATAATGTAACATTTTATTGGAGATTAACGGAAAGTGCAGGTTTTAAAAGGAGTCGCGCTATGCCAAAAGTGCTGGTAACTCATGCAAAACGCCAACGGGGAAAGATCATCCCCATCAGTTACGAACTGGTGGAAACGGAGAATCAGTGCGAAGACCTGGAACGGGTCATCGCCGAGATCTTCCTGGACAAAATGAAACGGGATGGATTCATGGAAAAACCAAATAACCAAAGCGAGGTTTCCGGCAATGTTACAAAATGATCAGTATGTTTTCGGGATCATTCATAATAACGGCACTGAAAAAGCGGACCTGGAGCCCATCGGCAGCGGGACCATCGGAGAGATCGCCCTTTGGTTAAATATCCTACCGGGAACTGCGGCTTTTTTGGCACCCCTTGATAATACCGGATATTTTGTCCTGCCGGAAACGGAGTTTAAAAAACTACCCCAGGCCAATCGAAACGAGGTGAGTTTATGTTCATGAACCTTTTTAAACGCCCAAAACGAAGCCGGTTTGAAATCCTAGCGGACAAGCTTTTGGATGAAGTCAAGCAACAGGGCGCGGTGGATGCCAGTCTGGAAATCCGTTGCCACTATAACACCAAGCCGACCGCGGAGAATATTGTCAATAATCTAATGTACCGCCAATCTCCCGAATACCAACAAAGTGAAAATCATCAATGGGTAAAAGTCACCAGCAGCCGGAAGATCGAAATCATGGCCTTTTACAAATAAACCACTTCTAAAAAATCATAGAAAGCGCCGGTCGCCTCTTTAGGTTTGGGTGGCTGGCCTTGCCATTGCCTAAAATGAAAGGCGGCGGAACCCATGCCGAAAAATCTAACGACCATTCCCCATGAAACAAACAGCCGGACCCAGCCGGGACTGCTGGCGATGCGCGGTAAATACAAATCCGAAGGATACGGCTGGTACTGGATCTTGTCGGAAATGCTACGCAACCAACCCGGATATAAACTGCCATTACAAGAGCATTTCGTTTGGAATGCGATTGTATTGGAAACGCAATGCGAACGGATCAAGATTGAAAGTTTTATCCGGGATTGTATTGATGAATTCAAGCTTTTCATCTCCGACGGGGAATATTTTTGGAACAATGATCTATTGGTTCAAGCTAAAATTAACGCGGAAAAATCGGAAAAGGCGCGTTATGCCGCTTTTATGCGCTGGCATAGCGAATGCAATGCGGAAGGAATGCAAACGCATACCGGATGCAATGCGTCTGGAATGCAACCGCATAGCGAACGCAAAAAGGCCAGCACAAAGCCCAAAAACACCCCTCAAAAACCCCAGACGGGATCTTTATTTGATCTTAATAATATAGATCTAATAAATACAAGTAATAAAAAAGATCCCCCATCTAAGAAACACTATGCCGAATTCGTCACTTTAACCGAAGAAGAACATCAAAAATTAGTCACCCAGTTTGGAATGGACGGCGCCAAGGACCGGATCGAGGATCTGAACCTGTGGAAAGGCGCCAAGGGGAAAAAGACCGCCTCGGACTATCTGACCATTTTAAACTGGGCGCGCCGGGAGGTGAAAGAACATGGAAAGACTCCAGCAACTACTGGATCGAATCCGCGAACTCCAAAAAATGAATTCAGTTCCATCGACTTTTCAAAATTTGAATACCACGGACCCCCGTAACGGCTGCCCGGAATGCGGCTATCGCGGATACATCGAAACCGGCTCCAATACCTTCAGCCGCTGCCGCTGCCGGGAGCAAGGCCGGATCGAAAAACTCTTCGAATGCAGCCGGATCAGTCCAGCGTTCCGAATGAAGAACTTTGACAACTTTGAAACTGAAAACCGCCCGGCCACGGTCCAGGCCATGGAAAGAGCCGCCCGGAACTATGCCGACAACTTCGCGGAGCTCAACAAAACCAAGGCCAATAACTGGCTGGTACTCTTGGGCGAACCCGGCAGCGGCAAAACCCATCTTAGTTTGGCGGTGGGCAATCAATTAATCAATGAATTGACCCCCGTCCTGTACTTCCAGCATGTGGAGGGGATCAGCGAATTAATGACCATCTTGAAAAAAGATGAGGAAAGCATCGGAGAAAAACTTTCAGAGATGAAACGGGCGGAATTTTTAATCTGGGATGATCTCTTTAAACCCTGGGGCGAAAGCAAACAGCCCAAAAGCTTTGAAATCCGGATCGCCTTTGAAGTGTTGAACTTTCGATATCTTAACCTGATGCCGACGGCCATCAATAGCGAACACCTGCCCGATGAACTCCTGATGATTGACCGGGCGATCGGCTCCCGCATCCTGGAACGGAGCAAAGGCCACATGGTAACCGTCAGCGGGATCGAAAACAATTACCGGCTTTTATAAACTTTTTGGAAAGGAGGCCAGTGATGATGAAAATGGAAACCTACGCCCGGAAGATTATCAACCCCTGGCCGGAACAAAAGCGCCGCGCCTATCTCGCCGCCATCGAATGGGACTTACGAACCTATGAAGCGATGCAAACGGAACTCCGGGAACTTCAGGCCGATATCGACGAGCTGGCCGCCCCTCCGGCCACCGACATCCGAGGAAATATCTATTCGATACCCCGCAGCCGGCCCGATGAACTGTTCCCGGAATACTTGAGAAGCCACCCGGCCCGGCCCCTCTCCGACCCGACCCCGGATCGGGCAGAACTGATCAGCGAATACCGCGCCCGGGTCCTCTGCGCCACCGAATACCGGGAAACCATCCGGCGGCTGAACGCCATCAACCGGCTAATAACTAGATTGGAGCATTCACAAAAGCCGGACGACCGATTAAAATTACAACTCTTAAAGGCCAAATACTTCGATCAGGATAAATCCGATCAGCAGATCGCCATTGACTTGCATATCTCGGAACGGACTTTCCGCAATTGGAAAAACGGCCTACTGTTAGAAATCGCCAAACAACTGGGAATGGTGGTCTAAACTTGCCGAATCTTTGCCGCCCAACCGGGCTATTCCGTGGTAAAATAATATTGTAAGATACTATGATAAATCTTAAATCAACCCCGAACAACAGCGGGGTTTTTGTTTTGTCTTTTTCGGAACCCCCAGCCTGATAGTTGAAAACCCAGGCCTACAGGAGTACCGTCAGCGGGGGAGCTTCCCTGACTAGACTGCCTGACGGAACGGACTGGAGGCCGCACAATCGACCCTCAGGCTGGGGGTTATTGGCATCCTTGAACCCAAAGGAAGTGATCTCATGGGCAAACGGAAGCATGACTGGAACAAACTCAAAATTGAGTACGTCACTGGAGACTTCATGGACCAGCGGACCTTTGCCGCCTATGCCGGGATTGACTACGGCTACCTGCGGAACATGAGTTGCGCCACCAACCCGAAGAACAATGGCAAGTCCTGGGAAGAAGAAAAGAAAGAATACTTAGAGGAAAGAGCCACTGAAATCCGAAGCCGGACTCTGGAAATGCAGGCGGAAAAAGAAGCGGATCGGAATACTCAACACCTGATGGCCTGGGATAACTTCTTAAAAGAAGTCACCCGGATACTGGCCGATTATACCGTCACCATCGGACAAGCCGGAGTCTCCATCTTTGCCCTGGAACGGCTGGCGAATATCATGGACAAGCTCCAACGGGGGCAACGTTTAGCCTTGGGACTTGATAAAGAAACCGACGACGGGAAGAACTCTCTGGGCGATCTGGTCCGGGCCATCAAAGAATCCGCCACTTCGGTTACTTTTACTCCGCAAGAGTTACAGCCGGAAAGTGACCATCCGCCATGATCTGGGGGAAATTCTCGCCGAAACAACTGGCCGCCATTAGCCAATCCAATGCGCGGCTTAATTTTTTGTGCGGGGCGGTCCGGTCGGGTAAAACCATTGCCGCTAACATTCGGCTGCTGGATATGCTGGAAAATCAGCCGCCGGGAAATGGCATAATCGTCGGCCATAGCGAACGGACGGCGGATCATAATGTCCTGCAAACCATCCGGGAGATCGTCGGCCCGAAACATTTTCATTATAACCGGGGTTTAGGCGAAGTAACTATCTGTGGCCGGAAAGTTTTCGTGGTAGGGGCCGCCGATGTCCGGGCCAAAGATCGGATACAGGGCGATACCTTTTCCTTTGCTTACGTGGACGAGGGAACTTTACTGCCGGAAGATTTTTTTAAAATGTTGCTCTCCCGGCTAAGTATTCCGGGGGCAAAACTGATTCTCACCACCAACCCGGACAGCCCTTACCACTATCTATATAAGAACTACATTAACAACCCAGAATTGAATAAGAGGGTCTTCAACTTCACCCTGGACGATAACCTAAACCTTGATCCGGTTTACGTCCGGGAGTTGAAAAAAGAATACGTGCCGGGTTCCCTCTGGTATAAGCGGTATATTGAAGGCTTGTGGGTATTAGCCGCTGGAGTGATTTACAGCCAATTCGCCGACCGGATGATCGTCGATGAGATTCCGGACCTGCTAACCCACTGGATTGGAATAGACTACGGTACATCCAACGCGACCACCTTTATTCATACTGGCGTTGGACCCGATAACCGGCTCTATATCGCCGATGAATATTATCACTCCGGCAGGCAAACGGATGATAACCAACTGGCGACCCAGAAAAGCCCTTCCCAATATAGCCAGGATTACCGGGACTGGTATAATAACCTAAAAATTGATGCCCGGAAAGTATATATCGACCCTTCCGCCGCCGGGTTTATCACTCAACTTTGGCATGATGGAGTGAAGAACATTGTTAAAGCCCGGAATGATGTGTTGGAAGGAATAGGGTTACTGAACAGCCTGATCGGAAACGACCTGATCCGGGTTCATCGGAGTTGTATTAACACTATTGAAGAACTTTCCACCTACTCCTGGGACCCGAAAGCGCAAATTCTAGGGAAAGACCAGCCATTGAAAATGAATGACCACTGCATGGACAATATCCGGTATCAAGTCTATGGGAATAAAGCTTTCTGGCTAACCAAAATTAAAACCGCCGCGTAAGGAAGTGAATTTGTAATGATTCCAAGTTATAACCCCCAGCAAACCTGGCCGCCTGAAGAATGGGGAGCGGTTTATGAACGGTATCGAGAATGGTCGGCCTGGTACTCCGGCGACCCGCTGCAAATCAGTGAAGCCCTTTCTGGGAAGGTTTATACTCCCACCGAACAAGGCCGGTTTTGGGCGAAAGAAATTAAAGACGAGCGGAAAGTGATGATTCACGTCCCGCTGGCCGGAGAATTGGCAACCACCAGTTCTAATTTTTTATTCTCTGAAACCCCGGCGATTACGATTCCGGGACTGACGGCGGAGGATGAGCAAATTAAGAAAATGCGCCAGTTACTTGATGCCAACGGGTTTTATAACACCATTTTGGAAGCGGCGGAAGTGGCCTCGGCCTTGGGTGGAATCTTTCTAAAAATCAACTGGGATAAGAAACTGTTTCCCTACCCTATTTTAAATATCGCCCAACCGGATAACGCCTTGCCGGAGTTCAAATTTGGGATGCTGGTGGCGGTGACTTTCTGGAAAATAATCCGGGATGACGGCGACAAGGTTTACCGGCTGCTGGAACGGCACGAGCGGGGCGCGATTTATACCAAGCTTTACGCCGGGACCACTACCACCTTGGGAGAGGAAGCGGACTTAAAAACGCTACCGGAAACCGCCGAAGCGGAACCGGTTCGGAATACCGGGTTTAAGGAAGATATTCTGGTTCGATACATACCCAACATGCTTCCTAACAAAATCTTTCGGGGTTCGGCAATCGGTCAATCGGACTTCGGCGGCGCGGAAGGCTTGATGGATGCCCTGGATGAAGCCTATACCTCCTGGATACGGGATATCCGGATTGGCGTAGGACGGATTATCACCCCCCGCGACTACCTGCGGGACATTGAAACCGGGAAACCCCGCTTTGACCTGGACCAGGAGGTTTACGAGCAACTGGATTTCGACCCGAACGATGTTAATGGGACCAACTCCATCAAAAACATTCAGTTTGACATCCGGCACGAAGCTCATCAAAAAACCACTCTGGATTTAATCTGCCGGATTATCTCTAACGCCGGGTATAGTCCACAATCATTCGGCCTGGGGGTCGGCTCCAGCGTGAATGATTCCGGGTATGCGCTCCAAATCAAAGAGAAGAAATCGATAATCACTTCGGCCAAAAAAGCGCGCTACTGGAAAACAGCCCTGGAAGATTTGCTGCAAATGATGTTGAGCATTCACACCAAAACCGAGGCAAAGCGGCCTTCCGTTGAAATTAACGATTGTGTCTCCTCCGATCTGGGACAGATCGCCACGACTTTGAATATGCTGAACGCCGCCCAGGCCATTAGTATCCGGACCAAAGTGAAAATGGTCAACCGGGACTGGACCGAGGAACAGATCGAGGAAGAAGTCAAACGAATCATGGAAGAGCAAAGAATCATCAAGCCGCCGATATTAACGACGCAGTAAGGACGGACGGCCATGTTATATGGAGAGTTTCTTTACTTAGAAGAACTTTACGACCGGGACCCGCTCCGGGGTAGCCGGATAATCTCCATACCCGTCAACTTTGAGATCGGAATGGGTGCGTTTATTACCGCTACCTTGTCGGCGGTCATCCCTGACGGGACCAAGGTGATTATTGAATTCAGCCCGGATAATCAAGCTACATGGACCCGCATCTGGCCGGATGAAAGTTACTACGTTATTTTTGATACTACCGCCGCCGGTAATAAACTGCTATATATCCGGCTTCAACTAGAAACAATTGATCGGCAGATTAAGCCGGAAGTTGACCGGCTAACAATTACGGTGGAGCAAATTGCCACCGCCTACCGGCTTGCTTATGAAGTCTTTTATGACGCCGGACTAATGCCGAAGGAATACTGGATTGACCCGGAACTGCTGGAGTTTTATATCCCTTACGCCTGGCTGCGCCGTGGCAGTCACGCTGCCGGGTTGAAACAGGTTTTAAAATTCGTGCTTGGCAATTGCCATTGCGACCGGGGAAATGTTATCCGGATGGAAGGTCCGGGTTATCCGGTAAATACCGATCCGGTAGCGACTTTGACAACCGCCGATTACCGGGAGAAAAAACCCATTAACCAAAAAATTCGACCGGCGAACGAGGTTACGGTTTACGCTAATCCCCTGGTTCCCACCGCACAGTCTGAAGAGGTGTACCGAAATAATGCGGTTACGGCGATTAAAGCCGGTGAAATCAAGGAACTAAACGCCTATTTCACCACCTTTTATACCCAAAACCCGGTGGTGAACTGTACGGCAATCCTGGAGGGAGCGCCCGCCGGAGCCATTATTATCAGCCAAACCTATTACGCCTGGGGCGGGAAGATTATTGTCTCCAGTACGGTGAACGCCCAATTTACCCTGGTGATTAACGGCTATCCTTTAAAAGTCAAAGGCAGATTGACGGAGGTATTCAGTGGCCCGGAAACCAGCCTGATGAATACGGACGGGATATTATACGGCGAGTATTTGTATGGGGAAAGGACTTATGAACATCAATCACCTACCCATACCGGCGTGGTGATTGGATATACCCTTCCATCGTATCATCTGATTCAAACCAGGGAGATGGCCCGGAAGATCGCTGGAATTCTGCTCGATAAATTTTCGGAGGCGGCGAACAAACTGGAATTGAAATACCGGGGGAATCCGGCTTTGACCATGGTTGATACCATTGCCCTGGCCGGACTCCGGCAGCTGGGCTTCAAGAATTACATTTTGAAAACTCATGAACTTATCTTTAATGGCACTTTACAGGGACGAATGGAGGTGAAATAACAGTAATATGCGCTTTACTGGTGACGTGATCCGGTTAAAGTTCTTGAAAAGCTTCAATCACGGAATACGCGAAATGCGGAGGTTGAAAATCATGTTGAACTTATTACCGAGACGGTATGGCCTCCCGGTATTCGATAAAGATACCGGCGGCGGAACCGGAGGATTTGACGGCGGAAATGACCAGGAACCCAACGCCGGGGAGAAAGCCAAGAACCAGCCTTTTATTACGTTTCCTTCCGAAGGCAGCTTCATGGAACGGCTGAAACGGGAGGGACGGGCGCAAGTTAACGAACTCATTAAAGAACTGGGTTTCGAGAAGCTTGATGACTTAAAGAATCTGGTCAAAAAGCAAAAAGAAACCGAGGATGCCGGTAAAACCGATTTGGAGAAGGCTAGGGAACAAAACCGGAACTTGCAGGCGGAAAATCAGCGGATTAAAAACGATGCCGAGTCTGTTTTAAAACAAGCCGCGTTAATGCTCCAGGCTACTCAGGCCAATATCAAACCGGATCGGATGAAAGCTTTTTTGAAGCTGATTGATATCTCAAACATTACGGTAACCGATGGCATTGTTGATGAAGTTTCCGCCAAAACTGCCGTGGAAAATGTCTTAAAGGAGTTCCCGGAATTCCTGGGGAAAGCCGAGAGCGAACCTACCGGTGGAGAGGACTTCAGCGGCGGAGGCGGGGGTAAAGACCTGGGGAATCTCTCCATGGCTGATTATATCAAAGCCCGGCAGGGGCAGAAATAACGAAAAGGACGGACCAAAAACGGCTCCGGCCTTTATTTTTAGGAGGTTGTAACCATGCCTAATACTTTCATTACTCCTTCCATTGTGGCCCGTGAGGCTTTGATGGTCTTGCGGAATAACTGCGTGATGGCGAACCTGGTTCACCGGGATTACAAACGGGAATTCGTCGAAGGCCGGGGAACCATCGTCACCATCCGGAAACCGGCTACTTTTACCGCCAACGAATTTGACCGGACAGCCGGGATTACGATTCAAGATGTCTCCGAAAGCAGTACCAATGTAACTATGGACACGATTCTGGATGTATCCTTTGAAATCACCACCGAGCAACTGACCCTCTCCATCGACGACTTTTCCAAACAACTGATTATACCGGCAATGCAGGCCTTCGCTCAGAAAATTGACACTTTAATTTTAAATTTGTATAAGGATATCCCCTATTACTCCGGCGCGGCCAACGCCGAACTGGATGGCGTCAGCGAGATTACCGACGCCCGGAAACGGCTGAATGATCAAGCCGTACCTCTCACCACCCGGCGGTTTACCATCGGGACCATGGCGGAAAGTAAATTATTGCAATTGGAACTCTTCATTGCCGCCGATAAGGTGGGCGATAACGGCACGGCCTTACGGGAAGCGTCGCTGGGCCGGAAGTTGGGCTTTGATTTCTTCATGGACCAGAATACCCCGAAACATACCAAAGGCACGGCGGCAGGGACCGCCGCATTGACGGCGACCGCCGGGGCCACTACCGGCACGATTGCCACCGGTGGCGCGGGCGGCACTTTTAAGAAAGGTGATCTCTTCACCGTAGCCACCATCACCGATAAAACCTTCGTGATTACCGCCGATGCCACCCTGGACGGTTCCGGCAACGGCACGATTAACTTTTATCCGGCGGCTCTGGCGGGTGGAATCTCGGCGAAAGTTGTAACCCTGGTTGATAGCCATGTCAATAACCTGGCCTTTCATAAAAACGCCTTTGCTTTCGTGAACCGGCCTTTGGCGTTACCCCAAGGGGTTGGCCCCGGCCAGAAAGCGATTGTGGATTTTGAAGGGTTCGGCCTCCGGGTGGTCTTCGGGTATGACATCACTAAGAAGAAAGATATTTGTTCCATTGATACGATCTGCGGGTTTAAAACCCTGACCCCGGAATTGGCCTGTAGGGCGATATCGCAGAATTGATGGTGGTGAGTGATTATGGATATTCCATTTGTAACATCGAACGAGGTTCAAGCCTGGGTGGGAATCTATTCACCCTACCAACCGATATTGACCGTTTAATCCTACGGGCCAGTGAATTAATCCGGCGTAAGACCTATCATCGAACGGATGACACGGAACGGGTGGAGGATGTGAAAAATGCCACTTGCGCCCAGGTCGAATACTGGCTCCAGATTGATGAGGCCAGCGATATCACCGGGCCGCTGGGACCAATGAAGATTAAGGATTTCAGCTTCAACTCAAAGTTTACGGTCCTAGCGCCCCGGGCCAAAGATCTGCTGTTGGATGCCGGAATGCTCTATAAAGGAGTTAATTCCGGCAAAAGTTCTTTTCAAGGGATGGATGTGAAATGAAGATACCGGCCTACGCTTTACGGATTCGGGCGAAATTCTATACTGAAAATACCCAACTTGGCGTATTTAAACTCGGTTTACCCGGCCTGGAAACACTCATCCCCTCCCCAACCCGGTTTCGGATTGAACCCAAGGAGATTGGGAGCGAGGAACGGGCGGCGGACGGTACTTTAAACGTAGATAGTATCGCTATCAAAGATCATTATCGTCTTTATTACGAGATGCTGACCGACGCCCAGGCCCAGACCATCCGGAATGAATTGAACCGAAAAACCGATTTATCCTTCAAATACCTTGATAAAACCCGGACTGTCATCGGGCTTTCTTTCCCTTGCGAGTTAACCTCGGCCTCCCCGGTGCTATGGGAGAAAATCATTTTGGTATTACGGGAGAAATGACATGATCAACGTATCCGAGGAATTTAAACAAAACATTTTTAAAACCGGGCGGAAGATTCATGGCAGGGTGACAATTTTTTTTACAAATTCCCTGCGCCGGACCTTTACCGAAAAAGACCTTTTTTCCTTGCGGCTATTGGAACGGAAAGAATTTTTCGACGGTCATCTATCTGCGGGGAATATTGGCACGAATCAACTGGAAATTATTTTAAATAACTCCAGCCGGATGTTTGATCAAGACAACCCGGACAGCGAATTGTATGGGTTTTTACAGCCGGGGAAACGTGTCGAACCTTACCTTGGGTTGGAACTGGAAAATGGGGGGATCGAGTGGGTCACATTAGGGGTTTTTTGGTCGGGAGAATGGGAATCCGCTGAACATAGCATCCAGTGTAAAACCTTATGTGTCGATAGATTGGAACTCCTCGACCGGACCACCTATGAGACCGGAAAAGTAATCCCCACCCCCGCAGTCATACTACGTACCGATGACAATTTTGAGGAGTGGTTGCAAGGTTCGCTCTGGAACGTGAAAGCCACCCCGGATGGAAAATTAACCCTGGACTTGGGAGGTGAAATTTAGTGGATGCGAAAATCTCGAAAAACCTTGACGGCGTAACGGTTAGCGACGAACTTAACAATCAATCCGGCTCCGGGATTCGGACTTTGAAACACGATACTTTCTTCGGCGGAACGGAATTCACCGTCCGGACAGCTCCCGGCGGAGGCGGGACCCTGTTGACTCAAAACACCCATTACGTTTTGGAGAACCAAAACGCCCGGCTCACCTCCGAGGCCGGGAAGCCGGTCTATATCTCCTGGCGGGTTACGGATAGCACCTATCAAAATATCAATCTTTATGTGAGTTACAAGACCATCGGAGACTTCACGGAAGCGGCGGATATCAATGAGTTGATAAATTTGATAAATACTCATACCCATGATTACTCCGGGGTTTATGCCGCCTTGAACCATAATCATGATACCCGGTATTTCACCGAGACGGAACTTGGCGCGACCGAGGATGGAAACGCCGGAGCGGATCGAATTGGAGCCACGCCGGTGAGCGGGATTGATGGCGATACGGTTCAAGAACAAATGGAATCCATGGTGGAACTGGTGAACGGTAAATCAGGTCTATTAAATAATATGCTGGGTGTCTGGCCGTTTCTGCAATCAAAGCTGAAGAACATCACCATTGACGGCGGGGTCGCCAGTACCACTCCGAACCTGGGGATTTGCTATTATAACAATTATGTTTATACCATTGGAAGCTACCGGGACATTCTGAAATTCAATGCCCGGACTTTTACGCTGGAAGATACGATTACGCCCGATACCCCCATCAGCGGCAGTTTTTTGGATATTGTCTGTGACGGCTTGAATTTTTACGTGCTGCATGTAAGCGGTTCGCTGATCTACGTTTACAAATACGATTTGAACTTTAACCATATCGCTCATACCGGCAATATGCCGACGGATTCCGGGGGGATGATTGAAATGCTGGATGAGGCCACTATTGGCCTGACCCTGGATTATATTTTTGTGGCGGGCCGTAATCCCAGTCAGCAGAGTTTTTGCCGGATTCCGAAAGCGACGATGACCGCCCCTACATACAGCACGGCTTTTGGGGCTGACGAATACGGAGTCGGGGGGATGGCCTTTGACGGAAAATATATCTATTTCGGTCATATCAACAGTCCGGCCAAGTTTACCAAGTGGAACATGAACGGGACCAAGCAGGGTTCCACGCTAACCCTGGCCTCCGGGGATAACCGTTGCGAGGATTTGCTTTTTGTAGCCTTGCCCGGACAAGCGCCGGTATTGATGGCGGCGCTGTATAGCTCTCCCTCGAAGATTTGCGCGATAAATCCGGCTACGCTGACCCAGACGGGAACCACTTACACCTTCGCCGCCGGGGAAAACAATTGCCGGGCTTTGACTTTTGACGGTTTATATGTCTGGGTGGCCTGTGACACCAGCCCGGTGAAGTTGTTGAAGTTCAATGCCACTCCGGCGAAGATCCTTAACACTCTTACCCTGGCTGCCGGAGTAGGTGGAATTTGCGGGATGGCTTTTGATGGGACCTATGTCTGGGGAAGGACGCTTACTAACCCGTTGAAGGTTTTCGTCAAAGATACGCTTTCGGCTTTTACTTGATTTGGAGCCCCTTGAGGGGTGGCGGGTGACATGACAATCAGAAATGACATCGGGCGGGGGGTGGTGATCGGAGGCGACTCAGGCGCGGCGGTGGGAGCAGACCTGATATATTCGGCCCGCAGAAGTCTGTGTGGCGCCGCGCCGGACATACTTGACCGCAGACAGATAGGCATCGGAGGCGACTGGCTTGAATTGGCAAAGAAATGTTTTAGGCCCGCGAAGGCGACTTAGCGGCCAGTGCCCCTTGGAGCCAGCAACTTCTTCGAATCCTCTTTCGGGCGTCGTATAAACCTATTATGTAAAAACCGCAGACTTCTTCGAATGGGCAATACGGGTTTACATAATGCGCGTTTATACGATGACCAGGCTGGTGGAGAGGGGCGCGGCCGTGGACAGAACGACCCAGACGATAGAGAGCGGAGGATCAGCCCGGAGGTTTTCGCCAGTCGAGGAAGCCGGGCTTACCTTTTTGCTTACTTTCGGCTTGCTCGACTGGTCGGCGGTTATTTAGGCCGGCGCGTTCTTCCGGCAGGTTGTCCAAGCAGCCCGATATTTTGGCCCAGTTTACGGAGATAAATGCTTGGTCTGCCTGATCGGGGTCGGAGGATTGGCCCGGAAGGATTGATGGTGGAGCCAGGATTTAGCCTGGTCTGGCGAAAGGTGATTTGCAGCAGGCTTTAGCCGACGGAGAATGAACTGGGTGGGACTCTAAAGGGGACGGAGTTGACCCGGTTTCGACTGGACCCGGAATGGTTTTTGGTTTTGGGATTTTGAATGGGCGGGCTTGACGGGCGAGAGGATTTTTGGCTTTTTCGTTTACGGCTGAAAGAATTTGAGCCGGAAATCGGCCCGGAATTAAGCTTTCATTTGGCCTTTCGGCTGGAGTCCGCGCTGCCCTATTTTCAGCCTGGATAAAGTGCGGTCTCCGGATCGGCCCGGATTTATTCCTTCAGATTGAAATCGGTGAATTAGCGGACATTTTGGCTGCTTCCTTGTGGGATTTTAGACCGGGGTTTGATGGTGAGCTATCCATAGGCGACAGAAATTGATTTTAAAGGGGGTGATGGCAGTGAGTGAGTTGGAAGTGGTGGTGGGAGTGTTAAAAGAAAGGGTGGATAACATGGAAAAAACGCAGGATGGACTCATTAAGAAGCTGGATGTGTTTCAGAATACGTTGATGGTCACTTTGGGCGGGGTTATTGTGAACCTGATTGTGTTGTTGTTGAAAAAATGAACGGGAGGTTAACATGAGTACTTATACATTGATACGGCGGGACGGGACGAAATGCGAAGTCCCGTTTTTGTTTGAGAAGGGCAAATATTATATCTCGGAACATCTGCCGCAGTTTGAGAACCGGGCGCATACACTTGGATTCGCGCAACATGATACCGGGGAGGTGGTGATTTTTCAGCCATTAGTCACGTTATTTGAAACAGTACGGGCCGGGATTTCCCTGATTCGGGGCGTGGATACCCCGATCATGGTCAATTCCGGCTACCGTTCGCCGGAGTATCAACGGGCGCTTTATGAAGCGGATTTGCGAGCCAATGGCGGAAAACCCAGCGGCAAGGTCGCCAAGCCGGGGCATTCGCCCCATGAGACGGGGGCGGCGATGGATTTGGGGTTACCCAAGGGATTTGGGGCGAAGGAATTCGCCGCCTTTATCCGGAGAGTGAGCCTGGAGCTACAGTTTCCAGAGGCGCGGACGGGGTATGTCATCTATGATTACAAATTCGTCCATGTGGACTTGGTTCCGATGCTTTACCGGCCCTATACCGGGACTCCGAACCCGAATCCCGGAGCTTGGAAACCGGGGGTGATCTGGTGATGGGATGGGACCCTGCAAGCATTGCCGGTGAAATCGCGAAGAACACAGTGGGAAAATTAGTAGACGGGTTGGCCGGCCGGTTTCTGCAATCGGAGGCCGACCGGCAGAAATTCGAACTGGAGAAGGCCAAGCTATTTAATGACTTCGAACTGGAAACGATGAAGGTTTTGCAGCAACAGGAGGCGGCCTTCCGGGACTCGGTGAACACTTACGAGAATCCCGCAGGATTATCAAAATGGATACTGAATTTCCGGGCCAGTGTCAGGCCGGTGGTTACATATGAAGCGGCGATTTTACTGAATTATATTATCATTTTCGGCGGAAAGATTGATTGGGAAAACATTAATAAGATTCCGGCGCAGGTTTGGGCGATTTTTCTGGTGATTTTCGGCTTTTGGTTTGGTGGTAGAGCCTGGGCGGATGTGAGGAATGGGAAGAACGGGTAAAATTTAATGGACTACTCTCTCTTAAAAGTTATTATTCCCTTGGCAGAGGACCAAAAGCAGGAACAGCTTATTGCATGAGGATTTTTAGTCCTCTGTCTATTATAAGACTATTAAAACAAGATAAGAATTGACTTGGAAGCTCTGCCTTAAATCTACGAATTTAATCTTATAAGTTTTTTACTTTTGGCAGGAAGCAATTACCCAGTAATAGAATGTATATTAGTTAATTTGGCTTATCGATATCTTTTCCAAAAAGAGGGATTCACTTGATCCACAAACGAGTAATTGACTTTGTTGCGAGTTTCAAGGAAAATACTAGGAATGCCCAAAATGAAGAGGAGTTGCGTATTGGTTTCCACTATGCAGCGTCCCATATTTTAGGATATAAGGATTTAAAATATGAACGCAACCGCCAAGATCTACGAAGGAATCGAGTCATTATCGAATTTAAGGATAAAGGACTCTTTAATGGTTCCGAAAAAAGCGCTAAATTTCTTGAAGCAAGCAATAAACTTATCGATGGCTATATACCTTCCCAAGCTAATAGGGATCAGCGGCCAGTATCAGATTACATTGGAATTTGCTTTGATGGAATCCATTTTTCATTCGTATTTATCGAACAAAACGGGGTAGTACATAAAACTAACTTGCAGCTTTTCAGTGAAAATAGCGCCGGAGCACTTGTTTTAGCTTTAGATAAAGATGGACGCAAAGAATTGACTGCCGAAAATGTTTGTGATAGCTTTGGGCCGGCATCTTATATCGCTAAAATAATGATTAATGGACTTTGGAACCATTTTGAAAGCAGCCTCAAAACAAAGGCAAGCCGGGTTGAAATGTTGTTTGCTGAATGGAAAGATATATTTGAACAGAGTACCAATCTTGGCGGGATAGGACAAGAACGTTTAGGGACATATTTAATATCTATTGGTGTTCCCCATAATGCTGATCTTACAAAAGTATTATTTATTTTGAATACTTATCATGCTTTGTTCTTTAAATTGCTTGCTGCAGAAATTGTGCTTGTAAATTCTGTAATTCCTAATTTGCGTCCGGATTATTGTTTTGGCGCCGCCTCATTAGATAATCAAGCCTTGGCATATTCTCTGGAGCATGATATTGAAGAATCAGATATATTTCGGCAAAGCAAAATCCAGAATTTTGTTGAAGGAACTTTCTTCTCCTGGTATTTATGCAATATTCCTGAATCGCTGATTGATGCTATACGGGAAATTTTGCAGCATATAAATTTATATCGTTTAAATAGCCTGAATATCGATAAAACACGGGATGTAGTCAAATATATTTACCAGGAGCTTATACCTAGCCCTTTGCGGCATGGACTCGGAGAATACTTTACACCGGAATGGCTAGTTGAATTTGCGTTAAATAATGCCGGATATAATGGGACTGGAATATTGGATAAGAAATATTTGGATCCTTGTTGTGGATCTGGAAATTTTTTGATTCATGCTATTAATCGTTTTAAAATGGTGGCCCGAACTAAAGGATGGAGTAATGAAAAAATACTGAATGGCATTTTGGAAAGCATTTATGGCTTTGACTTAAATCCATTGGCAGTTTTGACTGCAAGAGTTAATTATTTAATTGCAATCTCAGACTTAATAGCAAACCACTCCGAAGTGGAAATTCCGGTTTATCAAGCAGATGCTGTGTATTCTCCAAGTATAAGCATTACGAATAAGCATGAATTGGCCGTGAGAAGTTATCAAATTGGGACGAACTTTCCTGAAATGCCCAATATAGATCTTGAACTTCCCGAAGATTTAATTCAAAAAAATCGCTTACTAGCACAAGTATTAGAAATTATGGAGCAATCGATTAGGCTTGGAGACACTGAAGAAGTGTATTTGGCTATTCTAAAAAAAGAACATTCAATTGCGAAAGAGCCTTCGTTTATTTTATGGGAACCGTTTATTCGAGAGATGTTTAGAAAAATACAAGAACTTGAGCAAAATGATTGGAATCGAATTTGGTGCCGAATCTTTAGGAATTTTTTTGCGTCTGTTGCGATAGGCCAATGTGATATTATTGCGGGGAATCCTCCATGGGTTCGGTGGTCGGAATTGCCAAAAAAATATGCTGAGAGGATCAAACCGACATGTGAGTCTTATGATATTTTCTCCGAAGATGTTTATTTTGGAGGAAATGAGTTGGACATTTCTGGCATGATTACTTATACAGTTGCTGATAAATGGCTTAAAAATGGAGGGTACTTATGTTTTGTTATCACTCAAAGCCATTTTCAATCACAATCTTCTGGGGGATTTCGCCGGTTTGAAATAAATGGATTGCCATTAAAGGTTTTAAGAGTAGATGATTTTACAGGTGCAAAACCTTTTCGCCAGCTTGTCAATAAACCTACAGTACTATCTATACAAAAAGGTTTTGCAACTAATTATCCTGTCAAATATTATATGTGGAAGTTAAGTAGCAAAAAATCAATAGATGAAGATCTGGATTGGGATAAGGCTAACCTGCAATTAAAAAGCGAGGAACAGGAAGCTAACCCAATGGGGCCTGGACTTAGATGGAGTATTATGCCTCCCGGAGAATTTTCTTTTGTTGAAAAACTTGTAGGAAAAGATACTGAAACAGTTGGCAGAAAAGGAATTGTAACAGATTTGAATGGGGCTTATTTTCTTGAAATATTAGGCCCGGGGAAAGAATCAAATCATTTAATATGCAGGAATTGCCCTGAAACCGGGCGGCAAAAATTATTGCCACGGCGTATTGTTGAGGTAAATAGTGAATTTATTTATCCTCTGATAAAAGGCGCTGAAAATATAAGGCCTTTTTATGCTACGACTAGCCCAGTATATGTTCTTATTCCAAATAAGAAGATCAAAAGTAAAGAGATACCTACAGTAAGTGAATTAGCAAAAATCAATCCAAGCCTTTTAAGATACTTTCAAGAGATTAATTCAATTAAGAGTAATGGTGTTGGCCTGCTTGATCTGCGATCTACTTGGAAATCTAGGCAAAGGCCACAATTTGAAGATTTGGTAAAGAAAGGTGAAATGGACAGCCGGGATATACCTTTTTATGCAATATATGATGTGGGAGACTATACATTCTCGCCATTCAAGGTAGTATGGGCGGAGATTTCAAAAACGCTACAGGCAGCAGTTGTCTCAAATGCAGAAGTTCCCGGTTGTGGCTTTAAGCCAATTGTTCCAGATCATAAGGTATATTTTGCCCCTTTCGATAGTGCCGAAGAAGCCCATTTTATTTGTGCTTTGCTTAATTCAAAACCAATTAAGTCCTTTATTGATAGCTTTACGGTAAAACTTCAAGTAGGAACATTATTTCGGCACATTAATCTTCCCAAATATGATCCTGGATTGGATACTCATAATAAATTAGTTGAATTATCCAAAGTAGCCCATTCAATCTTGATTCAAACGACAGGAAAAAGCCCAATTGAAAAAGAGCAAAGAAATATTGATTTGCTTGTACAGAAACTTATTGAGGCCTTATAACATCAAAATATTAGCAAGCAGAGAAGAGGTCGCTTAAACATGAAAGCAATTTCGTTATTCTCCGGTTGTGGAGGAATGGATTTTGGAGCAGAAAAAGCTGGAGTAGAAATAATATTTGCTAGTGAACTTATTCCCGAATACTGCAATACATTGCGTAAATATTTTCCCAATACTGAAATTGTTGAAGGTGATATCGAGAATATTAAAGATTTTCCTGAGGCCGATTTAGTAATTGGAGGGTATCCTTGCCAATCATTTTCAATGGGAGGCAATCGCGATCCCAAAAAAGATAAGCGAACTTACTTATATCAACATTATGCCCGATGTTTAGAACTAGTACAACCTATGTATTTTATTGCGGAGAATGTTGACGGATTGCAAAAATTACAGGGGGGCGCTTTTTTAAAAGAGCAGATTTCCACATTTGAAAACGCCGGTAAATTTGGCTACTACATTACATATAAGGTTTTGGATGCCAAAGAATATGGTGTTCCCCAATCTAGAAAGAGAATGTTAATAGTAGGAGTCCGGAAAGATATTGGGAGGGCTTTTATTTTTCCTGATCCTACCCATGGCAGGCCTACCAAAAAATATCCAAATTTAATTCCCTTCGCATCCCATGGAGAAGCAATCAAAGACTTGCCTTTATGGCCTACTGGAGAGTTTTATGAACGGCCTCATGATCCGGAAGGGCATTTTTCTTGGTATTATATGTCTAGGAATAGAAAAGCTAATTGGGATAACCCCTCTTATACAATAGTGGCAAATTGGAGGCATATTACATTGCATCCTGCCAGCCCAATAATGAAACTTACTTGGTCTGATTTGTCCAATGGATGGAAACAGCGGTGGGATTTTAGCAATGAATATGAACATATTATTAAACATCCTGAGTTGCCAATTTTAGAACAACCACGCCGATTATCATGGCGGGAATGCGCTAGAATTCAAACTTTCCGGGATGGCTTTGAGCCGGAGGGAAAAGCCGATTCCAAATTTACCCAAATAGGCAATGCAGTACCGCCTTTATTAGCTGAGGTTATAATTAGGCATCTTATTTCCGGAAAAGGGTTAGCTTCAATAGAAAAATTAAAATATAGCAAACAAGATAGAGTATCTTTTAATAATATTAAATAAATGGCTGACTTTTTTTCAAAAGAACAACGAAGCCTTTATATGGCAAAAATTAAAAGCACAGGAACTAAGCCAGAACAGAGATTGTATGAGTTATTATTTGAGCTTATCCCTGATCATGAAATAGTGGCAAATCCAAAAAACTTGCCTGGCAAGCCGGATGCTTGGATTCCTGATTTAAAAATGGCTATTTTTGCAGATGGTTGTTTTTTCCATTGTTGCCCTATACATGGGCATATTCCTAAAAGCAATACCGATTATTGGGAATCGAAGCTTAAACGTAATAAAGCCAGAGATCGGAAAATTAATAAAGAACTTAAAGAATTGGGATTTAAAACGGTGAGAATATGGGAACATCAATTGCAAGATGATTTGGTAGCGGCAAAAAGAAAAATCAAAAGAGCACTTAAAACTTGTTCAAACCATTAACATTTCAAATGAATTCACTTGGCTGACAATATAGGGGAATGTAAACCTTTCACTTTATTTATTTCTAACCTCAGTTAATAGCCTGTGAAATATATATTTATGTTCAATCTTCTTTTTCGATAGATTCAATAGTTAAATCGTTATTATCAGAAAAACGATAGTTTACTAAGAATATCTTTAGGCATGTTCCAAGTAAAGCAATAGAATACCAAATAATAAACCAAAATAAATATCCATAAATAAAAGTAATGACTATTAAATTAGCTGTTGTTACAAGAATGGAATCTATAAATGATAAAAGAAACAAAAATGAAAAAGCTATTAATGTAAGGCCGATAACATATCCTAAAAAATAAAAGCTAAATAAAATTCCAATTAAGTATTGTGCCAACCCTTTCTTATTGATCTTAAAAATAACCCGTTCATTAATTGTCCCAGTTATTATAGCCAAACCACCAACAACAAAACCCAAAACACTTATTAATCCTGCAATCACCGCCAAAGAAATGTCTTTTATAATTTCATTAAATGTAACAATATTGACATGGTTATACAACACAAAAAAGACAATTATAGTTATAACAGCTAATATAATAGAAAATATGCCTTCGAAACTACAATAAAATTCCTTATATTTCTTTGTAGATAATAATAATTGAAAAAAATTACTATTTGCATAAAAATATTGGATATCAACATTATTACTGTTTTTCTTCTTCACTCAATTTCATCCTCATTTTCAAGCTAATTATTTCTGGAATATAGTTATTTGCATATTCTTTTATACTAGCAATACTATTTTTTTCGTTTTCTGGAATGGGGCGTGTAAGTGGGGCATCCTCATCACTATTAACTGTATAATGATTCCCTACACCATCATTTCCTTCAGCTACTATTTCTCCATAACCCTTTCCAATTCCATAAAACATTCTTTCGAAAAATTTACCTTTCCAATTTACACCTTCTTTGTTTTTTGTTGATGTCGTCAATGTTTGTCTATATTTCGTGGCATTTGTTTCTTTAAATTCTTCATAATTAAGGCCAAGTAATCGTTTAAATTCTTCATCATTAGCATTGGGTGGTACTATAGTTACATCTACTCTTAGAATTTGCTTGAATCTAGATAGCTTAGTTCTCAATTCATCAATGTTTTTTTCAAGATAAATTTCAAATTCAATATCATCAAAGTAACCATCTATCAAATCTTTAAAGTGCTGGTTAAATTGTTTATAACCAAAATCTCTCTTTGTTGGAAATACAAGAATTTCAGTTCTTAAATCAAAATAAAAAGTAATATGGGAAGCACAGTTTTCTGAAGGAATAACATCTATTGTATCCTTTTCGGGAACGTAATTTTCGTTTTCACCTTCAAAAATTTTTACCAATCTCCCAACAACAAATCTTTGCTCAATATTTTTTTCTAGATCACAAAATTTATATCTAGTTTTATCTTCAGTTATTAATTCCTTCTCTTGACTCATCTTTTGTAATAATTCATCCAAAATCTTATCTTTTAACTTGATATCTTCATAGACATTGTAAATATTGGAGTTAATATTTACTTTTGAAAAATAGAGAATTGCCATTTTAACGCCTCCAATAAAATTTTGCCGTGTCTCACTCTTTAATTTTCTTTTTCTTGAGAAGCTTTAATAAAAGCTTCTAAATCCGATTTATGAACTCTCCAAAGATCACCTAGTTTAATTGCTTTTAATTTCCCCTGTCTTATCCAAGCCGATACAGTACGAGGCTTTATATTAAATTTTTCCGCGATTTCTTGAGGACTATAATATTCTTTCTCCGGCATTAAATTAACCTCCTGACCTAATTATTTTAACATATCCTAAAACTCCTTTCCACCACCTCACAACCCACATAGCCCACATAACCAAAAATGCTTGATTAATTTATTGTTTTATGATAACCTATAAATACGATATTAACTATATAACCTTAAATGAATTTGAAAGGTTGGTTATCTCTATGCCTATTACCGACATCAACATTTATACCCTCAAGCAAGTCAGATCAAAACGCCGCCGTTATGACCTCGAAGGCTGCCGGATAACCTGTGCGTTGGCTTGCTATACTACCCTCGAATTCATCCTCGATCTCAAATCCGAACCGGTGGAGAAGTTCGGCATTATCGCGCTGAATGCCAAGAGGGAAATCAACGGAGTCCATATTATCTGTAGCGGTTCTATTAATCACACTATTATTGATCCAAGAGAAGTCTTTATGGCGGCGATGATGAATAACGCCAGTGCGATTATCGCGTTCCACAACCATCCCAGCGGCGATCCGTCCCCGTCAAGTGATGATATTCAACTTACCCAAAGATTGAAAGAGGCCGGGGATATACTCGGTATACCACTAATCGACCATATGATCACCGGGAACGGGAAGTATACAAGCTTGAAGGAAGAAAAGTTGTTTTGATTATACCACATTACGGAGGTTTGTCCTATGGCCGATTTTGAATTTGAAATCACGGAATCCGATTCGATGGTTGATCTGGAGGAGTATATTAATTATCTCATTATTGAACGTTGTAATGAGATCTATTATAAAATTATCAGCCATAATGCGGAATATCAAAATCTGCAAGCGGAGATTAAGAATTGTTTTAAAGAACTCCTGCGGGTACTGCCAGAGCCGGCGCAGAAGGAGATCATTAATGAAAGATTGTCGATTGTGATCGGGTCGTTGGAGATGTTGCTGTCGAGGTTGACGTATAAGCAGGTGTTGAAGGATGGGATGAGGGTGAAGGAGTGGATGGACTAAAAGTTAAAAAAGATGAATAATGAAAAATTAATATAAGGAATAATTTTGGAAATGCCGAATTTTATAGTAGATTTTTATGTCTATCAGTAATACAGTTCTTCTCTTAAAATTGGTGATTGAAAATAAAGACAACCAAGATATTTTCAATCTCTTTTTTCTTTTTTTGTTCCTATTCCCTACTCTGGCCTGCATTGGAGTCTCGTGCCCGGCCCTTCATGGACACGGCCTTTCGAAGAAGTATTTATAAAACTTGAAACCTTGTACAAGAAAGGACGGCCTAAAATGGATTATGAATCCCTTCATCCCAAGTATAAAGAATACTATGAACTACTCAAAGAATCACAAGATCTCAATTTTCAACTTGGGGTATTTAACAATGAAATCTTACGCTTTAAAATCTCATTACTATTGATACAAACCGGCTTATTCTTGAAATAATCGGGATTACAATACCAGCTATGGTACTTGTATTAACATTTAAAAGAATGTTGACGACCAAAAAAAGGGGAGAATTAACTCTCCGCGCAACTACTAAAAGAATTTATTAGAATGTATGATGAATTTGGGGAGGAAAGCGAAAATGAAAATTGCATTTATTGATATTCAAAATTTCCGTAAATTAAAGCAATGTCGTATTAACTTAAGTGGTACAACTACACTTTTTGTTGGTGCAAACAACAGTGGTAAAACATCTGCAATGGACGCTTTAGCCAAGTTTTTGGCAAAAAGAAACTTTGTGTTTAATGATATTACTTTGTCAAATAAATCTATAATAGTTGCTATTGGACAAGAATGGGAGAAAGAGGAATATGTGATCCCTGATTCATTAGAAAATTGGGAATGCATTTTTCCGAGTTTAGACGTTTGGCTGGATGTCACAGATAATGAAATACAATATGTAGCGCACATAATACCTACTCTTGATTGGAAGGGAGGTATCTTAGGCGTAAGATTTATATACCAGCCAAAAGATATTTCTAAAATGTATGCGGAATACAGAGAATCATACATAGCAGCCAGAAAGACTGAATCTTCTAATCCAAGCAATACATTGGCACTATGGCCAAAGAATTTGTGCGATTTTCTTGAAAAACGATTGAGTACCTTGTGTACACTAAAGGCATATATTCTTGATCCTGAAAAGGCAAATAACGAGCAACCCCAGAAAACAGCCTATGATATGGAGTGCTTTGAGCAAAATCCTTTGGAAGGTCTTATCCACATTGATATAATTAGCGCACAACGGGGATTTTATGACCCGGAATCCAGAGAAAATAATAATGATAATACCAGTAGTGGAAACTTATCATCACAGCTTAGAAGCTACTATGATAAACATCTTGATCCGGAGAAATCACCAACACCAGAAGATATAAGTACTTTACAGGCACTGGAAACGGCAAAAATTGCCTTCAATCAAAATTTGGGAGTAAAGTTTAAAGAAGCAATTGAAGAACTGGAGAAACTTGGGTATCCCGGAATAAATGATCCACAAATTACAATAGCAACAAAAGTGAATGCTACTGAAACATTAAAGCATGAATCTGCAGTTCAATATTCATTAATTAAAAATGCTGGTGATGACTATAAGTTGCCGGAAAAGTATAATGGATTAGGTTATCAAAACTTAGTTTCGATGGTATTTTTACTCATGCGATTTAGAGATGATTGGATGCAAGTCGGAAAGGCAAAGCAAGAAAAAGAACTTGCAGGCCAAAAAATTGCGCCATTACATTTAGTTTTACTTGAAGAACCTGAAGCCCATTTGCACATGCAAGTTCAACAGGTATTTATAAATAAAGCTTATAGTGTTTTGAGAAAGCACAAATTTCTTTCCGAACATCCTAATTTCTGTACTCAATTGGTAGTCAGCTCACATTCAAGCCATATTGCTCGAGAAGTGAGTTTCGCCAATTTGAGATATTTTAAAAGATTGTGTGCAACAACAGATTGTAATATACCAACTACAAAAGTTATCAATTTGTCAGATGTATTTGGCAAAGAGGATGAAACTGATAAATTTGTTACCCGGTATTTACAGACAACACACTGTGATCTGTTTTTTGCTGATGCAGTAATAATGGTTGAGGGATCGGCAGAAAAGATGCTCATTCCTCATTTTATTCGCAATAAATATCCGGAACTTAATCAAAGGTATATTACAATGCTTGAAATTAATGGTAGCCACGCTCACCGTCTTAAACCCTTAATTGATAAACTGTGCTTAACAACGCTAATTATTACAGATTTAGATCCTGTTTCTCACGAGGGTCACCATCCATCCGTATACCCTCAAAGGAATAAACAAATAATCACAGGTAACGATACTTTAAAATCATGGATTCCTAAAAAAACAAGTTTTGATGAATTATTGGATTTATCATATGAAGAAAAAAGTGTTTCGTGCAATATACCCTATTGCTACTCTGTGAGAGTAGCATATCAAACTCCATTAACTATTGACTATAAAGCGGATAAAGCAATAGAAGCATTATCAAGCACCTTAGAAGATGCAATAGTATATTCAAATATTGATCTTTTAGGCAACTTAACAGGTACAGGACTCATTAATACGTTTAACAATTTAATTGAAAATAAAAATAATTTTGCAGAATTACATGCCGATGTGTATGCTGAGTTACACAAAAAAAATGTAAAAAAAGCAGAGTTTGCACTAGACTTGATTTATTCGGTAGATCCAGAAAAAATTGCAGTCCCTCTTTATATTTCTCAAGGTTTAAATTGGCTTCAAGAACAGCTCCGATCTCACGAATAATATTATGAGGAGGATAGTACTTTAATGAATGAAATAATAATAACTAACGATAATCATGTAGATGATCATGTGGATGAAGAAATAATAAAATGCTTTGATAAAGATAAACCCAGAAGCTTCTTTACTTTTGCTGGAGCTGGATCTGGAAAAACGCGGAGTTTGGTAAATGCTCTTTCTTATCTTGATTCCCATATTGGATCTGAGTTTGTTGCATATTCACGGCAAATTGCTGTAATTACCTATACCAATGCTGCATGTGATGAAATTTTAAGACGGGTTGACTATAAACCCCTATTCGCTGTATCTACGATTCATAGTTTTATATGGGAACTTATAAAAAACCAACAACGCGATATTAAAAAATGGGTTATAAATAATATTACTTTGGAAATTCTAGATTTGGAAGATAAACAAGCAAGAGGACGCGCTGGAGCGGCTTCAATTGAGCGTGCTGAAAAAATCGACTCAAAAAAGAAACGACTTTCAAAAATTGAAACCATCAAAAGATTCTCGTACAATCCTAATGGTGAAAACTTAGGATATGATTCTCTCAATCATGCTGAAGTAATAAAAATGGGCTCCGAGTTTATTATGAACAGCCAAACCATGCAAAAAATATTGATTAGCAGATACCCTATACTTCTAATTGATGAAAGCCAAGACACAAAGAAAGAATTAGTTGATTCTCTACTTTCTCTATACGAAAATCATAAAACTGAAATTGTTATTGGTATGTTCGGGGATACAATGCAAAAGATTTATACCGACGGAAAAGATAATTTATCATTATGTATACCAGATGACTGGGAAAAACCAGTTAAAGTAATGAATCATAGAAGTTCGAAGCGCATAGTAGATTTGGCAAATACCATTAGAAAAGATATAGACGGAAAAGTTCAAAGAAATCGCTCTGATGCGGAACCGGGCATAGTTCGTTTATTTATTGCCAATACAAATGATGATAAGGCTACGGTCGAAAAGCGCGTTGCTGATGATATGGCAGAAATAACAAATGATAAGCAATGGCTTATTCTAAATGAATATAAAACCCTTATTCTTGAGCATCATATGGCAGCCAGCAGATTGGGATTTTTTGATTTATATTCACCTTTATATGCAATAGACTCACTCAAAACCGGAATTCTTGATGGATCACTTCCGGAAATTCGTATGTTTACAAAAATGGTTTTACCTCTTGTAAATGCATATCAAAGTGGAAATAAATTTGAAGTTTCAAAAATCGTAAGGCAATACTCACCACTTTTGAATAAAAAAGTATTCATTAACAGTGACAGTCAAATAAAAAATCTTAAAATGGCTGAAGAAGCCGTGAAAGACTTATATTCATTATGGGATAACAAGCATGTTCCAACATGTTTAGAAATTTTAAAAAAAGTTGAAAAACGTAAGTTATTTGAAATCCCAAGCCGTTTACAAGGTATTACGGAATTGAATAGTGAAGACTCACAAGATGAGATTACTGGTTCTTTGTTATCTGCGCTCTCAGTCTCCTTTGATCAAGTCAAATATTATGATGCGTATATTAACGGCGAAACATCTTTTGCAACTCATCAAGGTATAAAAGGACTTGAATTTCCACGAGTTCTCGTTATTATGGATGACGAAGAGGCTAAAGGTTTTCTATTCAGTTATGAAAAATTATTTGGGGCAAAAGCAAAAACAGACACTGATATAAATAATGAGCGTGATGGAAAAGATACAAGCATTTCGCGAACTAAAAGACTATTTTATGTTGCTTGTACGCGTGCACAGAAGAGCTTAGCAATTATTGCATATACTGGTAATATATCAGCTGTAAAGAATACTGCTATAAAGAATGCTTGGTTTTGTGAAAATGAAATAGTTACTTTTTAAATAGATGAACTAGTAGTTACTTCTTTGCGGATATGCTCTGATCCTGGGCCTGTATTTTAATGAAAGACTAAATCCGGTCGGATCGATTCTTTTGTTTGAAGGACCGAAAAGCTATAATTAAGGAACTCGACACAATTCTAACCCCGATTTTCCCCTTTACAAATAAAACCAGCCACAAAAATGGAATTTTATGGATAAAGTCAATTCTAGTATGTGTGGTGAGTTATTTGGAATGGACGGAAGCAAATTATATCCGGGAACCGGTATTTTAGCAATTTAATTTTGAGGTATCACCGGAGGAATGCAGAGTGTAAACACTAATAGTCCTCTAGGTTCTAAAGTGAAGTTACTTGGATGATTAATAAATTGGAAATTTTTTACATAATCAAGCTTAAATTTAATGGCCTTTAAATGTTTTCCGGCTCCATGGATAAAGCCGGGCGAATTCATTAAAAAGAACCCCCGAATCTCAATGTCGGGGGTTTAAGTAGTTTATTTATAAAGTGATTTCCTTTTCACGGACGAGGATAAGGTTAGGTGCGGCTTGGGACTACCATAAAAAGATTTAACCAGCTAAAGGCTGGTTTTTTGTTGTCTAATTCTCAACATTTCTCCAATGGTATTGAATCGAATGGAGGAAGTAGATTAAATTTAAACGAAGTTTTTATAAGACTAAAACCCTGAATCCATTCGTTCCTTAGTTTTTAAATGTTGGAAATGGATTATCTGTATCCAAATAATTCCAAAAGCGAATTCGTCACCAAGAGTTTTTTTTATCAATAAAATTGTGTTATAATGGGTTTAAGTAGAAATCGTGTTCCTTAACTGGAGGGATTAAGAAATGAGTATGTTATCTGATGTGACCAAGCAGGCGTTGGATCTCCCCATTGAAGAGCGCATTATTCTTGTACAACGTGTATGGGACAGCGTGGGGCACTTTGTAAACCCCGAAGTTGAGAAAGCCTGGATGGACGAGGCTGACCGGAGATGGCAGGAGATTGAGGAGGGAAAAGTACAGTGCCTACCAGCGGACCAAGTGATGAAACAAGCCCGCGAGAGTTTGGGCCGCTAATACTTGATTACCACCCAGAAGCATCTATAGAATTAGTTGAGGCAGCCCGTTTCTATGAGGAAAGAAGAGTAGGTCTAGGACATAGATTTCTTGACGCTGTAAATGCGTCGCTTGACATGCTACAGCGAAGTCCTTTACTTGGATGTTCTGATGAGTGTGGCCGAAGGAAGTGGCTGATTCGCGGATTTCCATATATGATTATTTATCGACTACAAGGCGTTTTTCTCCATATTTTAGCGATTGCGCACACAAGTAGAAAGCCAAGTTATTGGGAGAATCGAGAACTAGGCGGACAATAGCCGAAGATATTTACATTCATTATAATATTAAGTAAACCGATCTTAATAAGATTTATTAAATAAAGACCCCCGATTTTGATAGTCGGGGGTCTTTAGCGGTTTTATTTGTAAAGCTACTTCCTTTTCACGGACGGTCGGGTCCTCAACCAGCTACATCCCTTTCATCCTCCTCCAAAATTAAACGAATCGTCAAACTCCCCGGCTGTTCATCGACCACAAATTTCCGGCCGGTCTGAAAACCATTTTTAACCAGCCAGTTACCAGAGAGACGAATCGCGGGGACTTGCTTATCATTGGCATAGATCGAACTTACAGTAAGACGCCTGGTTTTCATTTGTTTTTTCCTCCCCCGTCATTTTTATAAAGTGACTTCCTTTTCACGGACGTGGATAAAATTAGGTGCGGCTTGGGACTACCATGAAAATTATCAAAAACCCAGCTAAAGTTGGGTTTTTTGTGTTGTTTGGCAACATTCCGCTAACGATATTAGTATAAGGAAAAAGTTTAATCAAGCTAATAGATAGTGAAAGGTGCTTAGCTTGTTCAAATGTACCTCCTTGTGCGGATGAACTCTTGATTTTTAGGAATAGCGATAGTAAAATAAGTATATGATAAGTATATTATTTTACTACCATAGGAGACTTTTAAGATGAATATAAAACCGTCTGCGGCTATTCGCAAAAATTATAACGAAATATCCGCACTCTGCAAGACCACTAAAGAGCCTGTTTTTTTGACCAAAAACGGTGAGGGCGACTTGGTTGTTATGGATATTGCCACTTATTCTCAGCGTGAAAGCATGTTAAGACTACGGGAACAGCTTGTCGCTGTGGAAGAGGATAGGTTGGCGGGCAAAAAGGGTTTTTCAATCGGCGAATTGGATGAAATGATGAAGAAAGTAATAACGGAGATTGCTGATGGGCAGCAATGATAAACGTTATCATGTTATTATCTCGGAACGAGCGGGTGAAATGCTCTTACAACACACCCGCTTTTTAGCGCAAGTCAGTACCCGGGCGGCCGATAAGCTCAGGATGAATATTGTCGAAGCCGCAAAATCTCTACAAGAGTTCCCGGAACGTGGTTCTTGGCTGGTCGATCCCTTATTGCCTGCAAATAAATACAGAAAGCTCTTAGTGGATAAGCGATATCTGATCATCTATCAAATCAAAGATGATACAGTATACATCGACTATTTGGTGGATTGCCGTCAGAATTATGCCTGGTTGATATGATGGATATAACCATAATGGTTCTAGATTCATTAAAAAGAACCCCCGACCGGGGGTTTAAGTTGTTTATTTATAAAGTGATTTCCTTTTCATGGACGGTTCGGGTCCTCAACCAACTACATCCTTTTCATCCTCCTCTAAAATTAAACGAATCGTCAAACTCCCCGGCTGTTCATCGACCTGAAACTTCCGGCCGGTTTGAAAACCATTTTTAACCAGCCAGTTACCAGAGAGACGAATCGCGGGGAACTGCTTATCATTTGCATATACCGAACTTACAGTAAGACGCCTGGTTTTTATTTATTTTTTCCTCCCCCGTCATTTTTATAGAGTGACTTTCTTTTCACGGACGAGGATAAGGTTAGGTGCGGCTTAGGACTACCATTAAAAAAGATTAAACCAGCTAAAGGCTGGTTTTTGTATTATTCGGCATTGGCTCATGTATAAAAACGTAGAGGAAGAAGAATAACCAATAACGAAGTTATTATGGCAAAAGAAATGGTATATAGTATCAAGGGTGGTGAAGGATAAATGGGCGTTGTCGATAAGTATTCTTATTGGGAAGACGTCGTCGAATATGATCTCGGAACCGCGGAGGCAATGTCACGCGCACACGCGTGCAAATTCCGGCAGATATTTACATGTTGTTTTTATGTGTCAACAAGCGGTCAAGAAAATAACCAAAGGGTTATTTGTCTTTTTTAACGATTGAATTGTAAAATACAATATATAAATTAAATTATTGCAAACCGGAGGAAGAATTGCGGTTGAAAATAAACCGAGATTTAATGGGTTGTAAAAACGATCCGGAATCTGAAAAATGAAACTAAATAAATTACCAAAACTTCACGAAAGGAAACAATCAAAGATGTTGAAAATTTTAATCGTAGGATTGATCCTATCATTTATCCTTGGAAGCAGTTTATCATCCGCCGAATTATCCTCTCTTAATCAAACATTGACGAATGAGAATACCGTCGATGCGCACTCCGCTGAACTGCTACAAAAAGTGATCGATCATACGGTTGCCGAAGAACGTCTGGTGGGTCTTCAAGTATCGGCTAAAACCGGGAATGGAGAAACATGGAATGGAGTTAGCGGCACGGTGGATAAAAAGCGAACCAAGGTTTTGGAGATCAATAATCCAATCCGGGTCGGCAGTATAACGAAAACTTTTACGGCAGTAATCATTATGCATCTGATTGAAAAGGGTTACCTGGCATTAGATCAAAGCATCGATAATTGGTTTCCGGGTATATCCGGTTCGAACCAAATCACGATCAGAAATCTACTAAATCATTCAAGCGGTATCCCGGAAATATTGGGAATGAAAATGATGTTCGTTTCGACCATCAATCCGTGGAAGGTATGGAAGCCCGCAGAAATCATTCAAATCATTACAAGTAAAGATTTAGAGTTCAGTTCGGGTTCGAAGCATAAATACTCAAATTCCAACTATATTTTGCTGGGTTTCATTGCCGAGAAAGTTACGGGAAGGCCATTGCAAGATTTATATCGGGAAGAAATCTTAGATCCTTTGGGGTTAAAGAATACTTATTTCCTCCCATATGACTGTCCTCCGGTTGACTTAGTAAATGGTTATGATAGGAGTTTCATCCCATTCCCGGGAGGCTATGTCGTTAAAAAGGATAATACCGCCTGGAGCACTTGTGCATATGCATCCGGGGCCATGGCTTCAACCGCCCAAGATTTAATGAATTTTTATGACGCGATTATGAATAAAACCGTTGTCAGTGAAAGATCCTTCACAGCTATGACTGCTTTTGAAAATTCGAATGACAAAAATAATACCGAAGAATATTTGGACCGTTTTGGATTCGGGCTTTTCCAGTTTAATGCCGCTTATGATAACACATCCGGAAATTTAGGGATGTTCATCGGTTCGGAAGCATTAGCGCTCTATCATCCCGAAAAAAGATATGTCATCACAATCGTCGGAAATATTTCCCGGTTTCATAAAGACCGGTTGGTTCAGGAGATAATCGGGATTATCAATCAAAAAACGTAATTTGTTTTCCCAAAGGCCAGAAAGTAATGAAGTTAAAGTTGATCAAAGGAAAACCGGCGCTGGTCCATGTTAATGGTCAAGTATATGATGGGATCCAAATAACGGTGACCGTTCTGGTTTACCGTTCAGCCTTCTGGCGCTCTGATAATTGGTTCCGTTTAAGCGATGGATTGTTGCTTAAAACGGAGAAGCGGTGGAATTAGACTCAAGCAATAAACAATTCGTATAAAAAATAAAACCCCCGAATCAATGGTCGGGAGTTTTAAGGGGTCTATTTATAAAGCGACTTTCTTTTCACGGACGTGGAAAATTAGGTGCGGCTTGGGACTACCATAGTAAGAACTGTCTTTTGCCGATTTATTTGCAACTGCAGTCCCAATATTATAACTTTTAAATTATAATCAAGAACATCAGGTAATACTTCATATTCTTTCATTAATACTCCCTCCCTTGATTATTTAACAATAATTCCCCCTAAATAACCAAATTATCCTTTGATGGACAGGATTTTTTGAAGCTTAGCCGAAATAAATTGTGGTTGAATGGTAATTTTGGTATAGCGACTTTCTTTTCACGGACATGGATTAAGGTTAGGCTCGGCTTGGGACTGCCAAAACCTCTATCCAAAGTTATTGTTAGGGGTTTGGTAAGTGACTTTTTATAAATTGTTTTCCGGGTGACGGACGAGGATAAGATTAGGTACGCTTCAGGACCACCAAATTTAAAAGATTAAATCCCTGATAAAGGGTTTTTTTGTTGCTTGGTTGAGAAATTTGCTTTTAATTATAATAACTCGGAAAGGTTATTTTTTGTGCAATCCGCTTACATATCTTCGTTCGAAGCTCCGTATGGATACAATCTCCAATTTATGATCCGGATATGGCAATACTGAGCAATGAACTCCTTATTTCATGAACCCCTTCTTGTGGCTCCAAATAGCAATATAAAATATTTGTTGTAATTTACTTGACGATGACCACTTATAGTGGTAAATTTATATTGTAGGCAAACCACCAACTGAGATTTTAAACTGTCTAAATAGATCACTCGTTCATATACAAATGGCGATCGTTATTAGTATGCTTATCCACATATAGTAGAATTGGATAGGAGGGGCGTTCAATGGGTTTGTCATTAGGACAATATATAAAATCAGTAAGAAAGTCTATGAAGATGTCGGCGGCAAAACTTAGCAAGGATGCAGGCATATCAAAATCATACCTTGATTATATTGAGAGCGGCGCGCGTGAGCCTCAGCCCGAAATTCTCGCAAAACTCGCGGTAATACTTGAGGTGCAGCTTGACGCTTTGTTAGAGATTCAAAAGAAAGAAAAACTGGAATCCGCACTGAACAAACTTCGAGCAGAGAACGCATCTCTTAATGACGATGAGCTTCGGGCGGTTGCGAGAACGGCGGACAACGGTTTGAGCGTGGATAGACAGGCCCTTGCCATGATGCAAGAAGCGTTTCGCGATGCAAACGATGCCGCGCGAGTAGCTGATTACATTGAAAACCCCAATCTTCGCGCCATAGTCAAAGCGGGGGCGAGGCTTAGCGACGAAGAACTTGAAAAATTGAGAAAGGTAATGGAATCTCTGTATCCCAATGAATTCCGTTCCTAAACCGGAATCGGCCCTCCGAGTTTTTCACATGGCTCATAAATTCTTGAATGAATTTGGGGTCCGCTGGCTCCCCGTTGATCCGTATGAGATCATCAGCAGGCAGAAAAACTGGAGGTTGAGATATGTGGACAGGCTCGCTTACGAAATAGGTATGGACGAGCGGCATGTCTTGGAGCACGTTATGAGAAGCAACGACGGTATTGCCATGTATGACCCTGTTGCCAAGCAATACGATATCATTCTGAACAACGCGGATGAAATCCCTAAAACAAGAATGCTATGGACTGCGGTACATGAAATCGGCCATATCTACTTGGGGCATCTTGATGACGGGCGCACCAAAATAACCGCCGACTTGCTTTCCCGCAGCGAATATCAGCAGTTGGAATTTGAAGCGGATGTTTTCGCCGGGGAGGTGCTGGCTTCCAAGTGGTTGATGCGGCAGCTTGACATTGTGGATGAGAACGACATTGCGTTGATATGCGGCATTTCAGATGATGCGGCCCTCAGCAGGTACAGGAAAGCGACTGAGGACTACGACTATATACCTGTAAATGTGGTCTTGACGCTCCATAACTTTGGGGAATATTTAAAGAATGTGGCGATTTGCAAGCCACTTGAAGAATTTGATGATTACGCGCGTTTCACTCATAGTAACCGCGAAACCGACAAACTACTCAAACCCAAGCCGCCGTTTTTGCGAAGACCGGGAAATTGTCCGTATTGCGGGAACGAGCGGGGGATATCGGAGAGTTCCAACTTTTGTATTGCCTGCGGGAGCACTCTTAAACCGGCGGTTAAGCGAGGAACCGGTCATTGCGGCCATGTCAGCCACGAGACCGCCGCCTTTTGCGAGGAATGCGGCAACAAGGTATATCGCATTAGGCAGGGCTTTTGCCTGGAAGAGTGTGAGGTATGATAAATTATTATAAAAAGGTCTGGAGGAAAAGAAGGTGGTCATTACGGGCGAGCTGAAAAATTCAATCGATAAGATTTGGGACGACATGTTCTCGTATGGCATTGCCAATCCGTTGGTAGTCATAGAGCAGCTTACATATTTGTTTTTCATCCGTTCGCTGGATATGATTGAGGAACGCAACGAAAACAAAGATAATTTGATAGGAGGCGCCCCGGGCGAGCGCATTTTCTCGCCGGATGAATATGGGCAGGGTCTACGCTGGAGCAAATTCAAAGATCTGCCCGCTGAACAGCTTTTCGAGCGGATTCGGGACAGGGTTTTCCCCTTTATCAAAGGAACGGATACCGTCATTAATCTGGCCGACGGCACAAAACACACCATCAAGGGGATGAAGATCGGTCCCAAAAGCGCCTATGCCCAGCATATGGACAACGCCTATTTCGGTTTCCCAAACCCGTTGATAACCGAAAAGGTGGTCACGGCGATTGACGCGCTGACACAGGCTCTTAAGGATAACGATCTCAAGGGTGACCTGTATGAGTACATGATTTCTAAATTGCAGACTGCAGGCCGTATAGGGCAATTCAGGACACCGCGCCACATCATCCGAATGATGGTGCGCCTCATCGACCCACATATCACGGACACTATCGCCGACCCAGCCTGCGGTACGGGCGGGTTCCTGGTGCTTGCCGGGGAGTATGTCCGCCAAAATAACGAGAAGGCTCTGCGGCTCGATAAAAATGCCCGTACACATTATCAAAGTAAAATGTTCACCGGCTATGACACCGACCAGACCATGTTGCGCATCACCGCGATGAATATAATACTACATAACATGGACGAAGCAGATATCCGGTTTAACGACTCACTCTCCAAAGATAATGGCGATAGTGAAAAATACAGCGTGGTGCTGGCCAACCCGCCGTTCAAAGGTTCGCTTGACCACGAGGCGGTCGCGCCGTCGCTGACTTCGGTGACAAATACTAAAAAGACGGAGTTGCTCTTCCTCGCTCTTTTCCTGCGGATGCTTCAAGTTGGTGGGCGTTGTGCCTGCATCGTACCGGACGGCGTTCTTTTCGGCACATCCACGGCGCACAAGGCAATCCGCAAGGAAATCATTGAGAACCACAAATTGCAGGCGATCATCTCGATGCCTTCCGGTGTGTTCAAGCCCTATGCCGGCGTGTCCACCGCTGTCCTGGTATTTACCAAGACCGGCAAGGGCGGCACGGATCAGGTGTGGTTCTATGATATGCAGTCGGACGGTTACAGCCTTGATGACAAGCGCACCGATTTAGGCACCGGCGGCGATATCGAGGATATTGTGACAAGGTTTAAGAATCCGGATGCGGAAGCCGCGCGGGAACGCACCGAGCAGAGTTTCCTCGTACCGAAGCAGGAAATTGTCGATAATGACTATGACCTTTCGATAAATAAGTACAAGAAAACGGTCGCGCAGGCCACCGAATATCCGGCCACCAGAGAGATTATGGCGGAGCTATTTGAAATCGAGGAACGCATCGCGGCGGGGCTGAAGGAGCTGGAGGCGATGCTGAATGAGTAGTTGGAATACAGTTCGACTGGCTGATGTCTTACGCATTGACAAGACAACGGTTTCTCCAAGTGACGCCCAGAACAAACCTTATGTCGGCCTTGAGCATATTACCAAAAATACTGGTGAGATAGAAAACGGATGCAAACAAAGCAATGCTGATGTTAAGAGTACAAAATTTGCTTTTGACCAGCGGCATATTCTTTATGGCAAGTTGCGACCGAATCTTAACAAAGTGGCACTTCCTGATTTTTCAGGAGTTTGTAGCACAGATATATATCCGCTGTTGGTTGACAATGACGTTGCGGATAGAAGACTCATTTGCGCCATTTTAAGAAGTAGCGACTTCGTTGCTTATGCTTCAAGTCAAGTTCGTGGAGCAAATCTGCCACGGGTGAATGAAAGTGTAATTAACAATTACGAAATTTCGCTTCCAACGCTTAATGAGCAGCGTAGAATCGCCTCACTACTGGATAAGGTGAGCGATTTAATTACCTTACGCAAACAACAGCTTGAGCAACTTGACCTAATGGTCAAATCTCAATTTATCGAGATGTTTGGAAAGCCATTAAGCGCACAAAGTAAATGGCCAATTGAATATTTAGGCAAATTATGCGATATGAAAGCAGGAAAATTTGTTTCTGCATCTGAAATTAAAGAAAAGGATGAAGAAAACCAATACCCCTGTTACGGAGGCAACGGTTTGAGAGGATATGTTTGTAGCTATTCACATGAAGGAAACTATCCTTTAATTGGAAGACAAGGCGCTTTATGCGGAAATGTACAGTATGTAGAAGGTAAATTCTACGCTACTGAACATGCAGTTGTAACTAAGCCTATAATAGAAATGAATACATATTGGCTATTTTATACACTAAAAGAATTAGACTTAAATAGACTTTCTTCTGGAGCGGCACAACCTGGACTTACAGTAGGAAAATTAAATCTTGTGCAAATACCATATCCACCAATCAAGCTTCAAAACCAGTTTTCCAACTTTGCCAAACAGGTCGATAAATCAAAATTAGAAATCCAGCAGGGGTTGAAAAAGCTGGAACTCCAGTACAATGCGCTCATGCAGCGATATTTCGGATAGGCGGTTCATTCTCCTGCTCAGAGCAATTTACCGCTTGGGCGGCATGAGATAGACGAGATTATGAGGAAAGGAGAACCCCTTGATGACGCGAAACATCGAAAAACCACATACTACCCACGCGCATCTGCTTTTTCGCCTTCTTTCTTCTTTAGGGAGTGAGGTGCGGTGAAGGTATGTTTGACAAGTATGACGAGTATACCGAGGGAATGCTTCTCGCTCAATATAGGGTGTCGGAGATGATTAACCATAAACTGACGCGCGGCGAAGTCCGGGAAGACTTCTTGAAACTGCAGATTGAACTCCAATATGACGGCATCCGCTGTTGCAAGGGGGTTATAGCCGACTGCGAAGGGCAGAATCAAAGCGAGCAGATTGATTTAATCATCGCCAAGCCCAATGCCCAGGTGCGTAGGATGGGCAGCCATTCTCTGATTTCAGTTGACGATGCTGTTTTCATTATTGAAGTCAAAAGCAACGCGACAGGCGCGGATTTTACAGCCCTCAACTCGAAAGCTAATAGGTACAAGAGTATGAACGGTGGGCAGTCGTTGCTGGTAGGAATGTTCTGCTATAATTACGATTTGAAGATGAAGACGGTTCTGCGGCGTTTCGGTTACGCCTACGACGAAGAAGTACAAGGGTTCCAAAAACAATCCGGCATAGCATTGCAATATAACAGTATTGATTTTGCTGTTTCTCTGGATGAAAATGAAGAAGAGGACACGGGGCAGCAAAGAGGTTTTTTCGTCATGAAAGACGAAACTGGCGGGTATGCGCTGTACCTGGAGAGGAGCCCTGTTTCAAAATATTTTTTCAGGCTGCTTAGGCGTAGCATAAGATAAGGAGGATGAGCCATATGGCCAATTTCGATTTCTTGAAAGGTAAACAAAACTTCAAGGCGTTTACTGAAGCTTGTTTGGATGCTGAAAAATCCATCGCGGCAAGCCCTGCTCTTTGCGCGCTTGGATGCAGAAAGAGCGCGGAGCTTGCGGTCAAATGGCTCTACTCCGTTGACAAGTCCATGACGCTCCCCTTTAATGATAATCTGTCCGCGTTAATATATAATCCTTCGTTTATGGATACCGTGGACCAAAAAATTATAAGCAAGCTGAAATTCATCATCAAACTAGGGAATTTCGCCGCTCATACCAATAAGAATGTCAGCTATCGGGAAGCGGTTTTGTCGCTGGGAAATCTATTCGACTTCATCCAGTTCATTGACTATTGTTATGGCACGGACTATCAAGAACGCGCTTTTAACGAGAAATTGCTCCCCGCTGAAAACGATTTGGCCATTTCCAAGGCGGAGTTCGATCGGCTGAAGGACAACTTGGATGGTAAAACCGCCGAACGTGAACAGTTGCTTGACGAGGTTAAGCGGTTGCAGGCGGAGATGGAAGCCCTCAAAGCCAAAAATCAGGCCACGAGGGTATTCTCATCCAAACCAATCAGCGAAGCTGAAACACGGCGTAGCCTCATTGACGTGGATCTCAAAGCTATGGGATGGATTTTTGGTCAGAATTGTATTATGGAAGTCGCTGTTGTTGGTATGCCGATCTCCGACAGAAATCCGGACGGTAACGGCGCGGTAGACTATGTCTTGTATGGCGACAACGGCAAGCCACTTGCTGTCGTCGAAGCCAAGCGCACTACAAGGGACGCCAAAGAAGGCAAACAGCAGGCCAGGGAGTATACGGACTGCCTTGAGAGAATGACAGGGCAGCGCCCTCTAATTTTCTATACCAACGGATACGAAACATGGTTCTGGGATGATCTGAACTACCCGGAACGCCCGGTGTATTCCGTATTCTCAAAAGAGGACTTACAACGCATCATCAACCGCCGGGAGAGTAAGCGGCCTTTTGATGACCGCCTGGAGATAAAAGATGAGATTACCGACAGGCCGTATCAGAAAATTGCTATCCAGCGTGTTTGTAAGGATTTTTCGGACAGCCGGCGTAAGGCGCTTCTGGTCATGGCGACCGGCACCGGCAAGACCCGTACCGTCGCTTCGCTGGTTGATGTACTTGCGAATCATAATTGGGTGACTAATATCCTGTTCCTCGCAGACCGCAAGGAACTGGTTAAGCAAGCGAAACAGGCGTTTAACAGGCACTTGCCAAACCTTTCGACCTGCAATTTGCTAAAGCGGGAGCCCGGAGAGAAACCTACTGATCGGGCAATTTTCTCGACCTACCCGACGATCATGAACGCCATCGACGAAGCAAAGACCGAGGACGGCAGGAAGCTGTTTACGCCTGCCCACTTTGATTTGATCATCGTAGACGAGGCGCACAGAAGTATTTTTAAGAAGTACAGAGCTATCTTCGCTTATTTCGATGCGTTGGTCGTGGGGTTAACTGCAACCCCGAAGGCAGAGGTCGATAAAAACACTTACATGTTTTTCGACCTGGAAGACCATATGCCTACGTATGCTTATGAATATGAAAGAGCCGTATCCGAAAGATATTTGTGCGATTACCATTGCATTGAAAAACTTTACAAAATCCCAACGGAAGGTATCACCAAGCGAGAACTGTCCGAAGAGGAACAGCTGGCCCTTGATGATATTTTCGAGCCGGAGGAAGAAGTCCCGGACTACATTTCCCCCGAAGAGGTGGACAGGATATTCTTTAATATCGACACTTGCCGCAAAGTTATCACGGATATAATGACCAGGGGGTTAAAAGTAGAAGGCGGAGATAAGCTGGGCAAGACAATTATATTTGCCAAAAACCATAGACACGCGGTTTTCGTGGAGGAGCAATTCAATAAACTCTATCCGCAATATCACGGTGAATTTGCCCGCGTGATCGACAACAGGGAGGAACGTGCGGAGACCCTCATTGACAATTTCAAGCAGAAGGATAAATACCCGCAGATTGCCATATCTGTGGATATGCTTGATACCGGCATTGATGTTCCTGAAATATTAAATCTCGTGTATTTTAAAAGGGTTCTTTCAAAGGTTAAGTTTTGGCAGATGTTCGGGCGCGGTACGAGGCTTTGCGACGATCTGTTCGGCCCCGGCGAAAACAAGCAGGAATTCTATGTTTTTGATTATCTCGGTAACTTTGAGTATTTCCGGCAAGACCCCAAAGGTAAAGAATCAAGCGAGCACGGCTCGCTTGCGGAATACGCTTTCAAATTAAAATCACAAATCATCTTCGGGCTGCAGGACGGTAAATTCGTCGCCTCGGGATTTTCGGAATTCCGCTCCGGGCTTATCGATGAACTGTCGTCGCAGGTTTCGTTGTTGAACCGTGAACAGTTCCAAGTCAAGCAAAACTTACAGTATGTTGAGAAATATTCGGATAAAAGCGCTTTTTTATGCCTGACCACGGTTGAAACAGAAGCGTTAATCTCCCATCTGGCAAACCTGATACTTGCCGCGGATGACGAGGAATCCGCGCGTCGTTTTGATATATTGATGTATCGCTATATGCTGGCCGGTGTCAATAACGACGGCTCCACTCAGCGTTCTGTTTTAAACAAGGTAAAAGGCATCGCCGCTATTCTCGAAACTAAACGCACGCTCCCTGATGTATTGCGTAACATGGAGTTACTTCGCAGGATACAACAGGATGATTTCTGGGCTGGCGCTACACTTAAGGAGATAGATGACGTTCGCCGGAGGGTGCGTGAGTTGATGTATTGTTTGAAAAACGAGATGAAGACGAAAATTATCAACGTTACGGATAGCGTCTTGCTGGAAAGGGAGGGCGAACGGTTCACCGCCGACAATACGCTTGAAAGTTATTACCGCCGTGCAAACCGATATGTTGAGGAGAACGGGGACAAACAATCCATCCAGAAACTTAAAAACAACCAGCCGCTCTCTGAGGAGGACTGGGATGAACTGGAGCGAATTTTCTGGCACGAAGTTGGTACGCGAGAGGAATATAACAAAGAATCTAATGGTGTAACGCTGGGACGTTTCGTACGTGGACTGACGGGATTATCCAAAGAAGCCGCAACCGCCGCATTTTCGGAGTTTTTAAACACCGCCCTATATTCGGAAGAGCAAATCCGTATGGTTCAATACATCATCGAGGCGCTGGAAACTCAGGGGACCCTTCAGCCGGAAGAGATGAAGGACGATGAATTTTTTGGCGGACTTGATATCTTTGAAGTGTGGGGTCACGACAACAGCCTTAAGGCGTGGAGTAGAGTCAAAGAGATTATTCACTTGGTGAATCGGAATGCCGAGCATTTGGCGGCATAAGGGGGTATCCAAATGGCGAAAGATTTAACAACTTCCAAAATCGACAGGCAAAACATCTTAAATAACGAAATTGCGCTTGCTGAAATCCAGGAAAAGGGCGACTTCAAGGCTGTCATGTGGGAAGGTAAATTTATGTTTACTCGCGAAATGGTGGCCGAGTTTTTTGAAGTCGACATCCGCACCATAAGTCGATACATTGAGCAAAATAACGAGGAACTGGCAGCGAACGGCTATGAAGTTCTTCGCGGGAAACGTTTAAGGGATTTTTTGACCACTATGAGTGGTAAGGACATTAATGTCCCTACCAAAATTAATTTGCTTGGCGTTTTTGATTTTAAGGCATTTCTTAATCTGGCGATGCTGCTCGCCGAAAGCGAAAAGGCGAAGATTTTGCGTAAAATGATGCTTGACATCGTAATTGACCTGATTAATCAGAAAACCGGCGGTTCCACAAAATACATTAATCAACGGGACAAGGACTTTATTTCCGCTTCTTTACAAGAAGACAACTACCGGCGGCAATTTACAGACGCGTTGAAAATCTATGTAGAGGATGATCGTTATAAATATGCACATTTCACTGATATGATCTATGTTAGTATCTTCAAAGAAAAGGCTAAAAAATATAAGAAGATTTTGGATTTAAAGGCTTCCGATAAAGTACGCGACACTTTCTACAGTGAGATTTTAGATATAATCGCCGCTTACGAATGTGGGTTGGCCGACGCTTTAAAATCAGAATATGAAAAGCAAAAACGACCTCTTACAAAGATAGAAGTCGAAGAATTGTTCGCCAATTTCGAGCAGCTTGCTTTATGGAAGCCCCTCATCAGCCGAGGCAGAATTAAAATGGCAAGCCGTGACCTTGCGCTTAGAGACGCGTTCCATTATCAACTGTCTGAATACATCCAACCATTAAGTCAGGAAGAGTATACAAAATTTCTCGGTGAGGCTGGAGATGAATTGGAACGGCTGATGGAAGAAAATCGCTCCGTGTTGAAACGTCTAAAGGAGCGTGAGTGAAATGGAAATCGGGCTGATATATCCGACCATCGAACAGGCGATCAGCGTTCATCGAAAGACCGTACAATACAGTGGCGGCGGCGAACAGGGACACTATGATTTAGGGCGTTTGGAGAGTGTTCTCGAAAATATAAAAAACGACGATTATTATCCAACATTCGTGGACAAACTTACCCATCTATTCTTTTGCACTTGTGAATTTCATTGTTTCATGGATGGTAACAAACGACTTGCCATCACTTTGTCCGCGCAATTTCTGTTACTAAACGGTTATATGGCCGTTGCAAAGCGCTTTTTCATTGAGATGGAGAATATCAGCTACCACGTTGCGGCTGGAAAAATTAAGAAGGAGCTACTTCATCAAATTATGACCGCCATATTTGACGGGACGTATGAGTTCGACGAAGCATTAAAACTGGAAATTTATAATACCATTGTGGCCTGAGAATGAAAGGAAAGTTTTTGGGGGGGAGGAAGTTTGGAATCCGTTGCACAGCCTGCGAATATAGTGTCAAACTGCGGGTAGGGATTGGCATAATGGTCAGTCCGAGCTATTGGAGGTTAATGGGACGAGTGTTTTAGTGGATTTATTTGTAAAGTGATTTCCTTTTCACGGGTGTGGATAAAGTGCGGCTGGGAAATGGGGTGAATTGGGCAAAGTAATGCAAATTGATTATTATTTTTACAATATCTTTTTATCACCTTCTATACAGAAGGTTTTTTGTTTTTTCCAACGAAATGGTTTTATATTATTGCTTTAAAGAGACTTGACATGAAAAAGATTGATTTTTACGGTTCCATACAGGGCGAAGCCGGAGTAATAATGGCCTTTTCCAAGATACATGATGTTTTGGGATTTTCCCGATTAGTAACCTCAACCAGTCGGGGATTTGATATTGATTCTATAAATTATAACGGCCACGATGTTACGGTGGAATTTGAGTTTCTATCCAGTAACTTTATTGCTCATAAACATCCGGATAAAATGATCACCGGGCGAAAATATGTCGTGATATGCTGGGAAGATGACTGCGGACTCATGTCAACCCTAAAAGATAAATTCAGAAAGGAATTATTTGATCTCATCGAAATAAGAAGATATGTCAATATTAAAGAAGACTTTGAAACTAAAACTGAACCGGAGGAACCCATATACGCCATTCTATCATATAAACAAGAAATGGCCGGGGGAAAAGATTTTGGTGAATGGACCTTTTCGCATTGCTATCGTGTAAGAACGTCCGAAAACAACCCAAAATTTGCGGAAGATTACTTACCCTCTGGCTCCAAGATTCTTTTTTACCAAAACGGTTTTATCATCGGGGGAATTACGGTTGTCCGATATGAAATCATTGATGAACCGAATACTAAAAGAGAATGGGAGCTTTATAAAAAGCTAACTGATTATCCAGCAAGTTTATTTACGATCAGTATTGAAGCTTATAAACGGGAATTTTATCGAGGGCATATCTTTTATACGGATTTCTTTGATATACGAGATGTAAAAATCCGGTTAGATCAATATATTTCAAAGCAGATGCCTCACCAGGGGAAAATTAATTTGTCCAAGGATGAGTACTATAGAATCATTGGGAAATAAGGAGTGGTTATATTGAGTTATAAGCCGATTTCGTTAAGGAATCTATTATCCTTAAAAAATACTTCTTTATTTTTACCCCATATTCAACGGCCTTTTGTTTGGGAATATGAACAAATTATCCGGTTACTAGATAGCCTAATGAGAAACTACCCTATACAAACTTTATTGTTCTGGAAAACCAAAGACTATATAAAAACTCGTAAATTTATGGATAATATCGAAAGTGATCCAGATTTGAGTGATTACTATGATGAAAATGTTAGTCAAGAAGGTAAAGAAAAGACATTTGTTTTGGATGGTCAACAAAGATTACAATCACTTTTTGCAGTCTTTGATGGTTCTTATGATGACAAAGAATTCTATATTAATATTTTAACTGGAGAAAAAGAATTAGATGATAATTTATATTATGAATTTCGATTATCGAAAAGAAACAATGAACTTGACCTTCCTTATTTTAAACTAAAAAAACTTATCCATGATAACCGTAATGCGGAAGATATTGCTGACGAAGTAAATACTAAACTGGATGAAATATTACTTGATGAAGGAAATAGACGGGAACGAGAGAAACTTGTTAGGCGAAATATAAGCCAAATAACATCGTTAATTCGGGAAGATAAACATTTTTGGTTCGATGAACTTGATGGTATTGCTAATAAATATACATATAATTTAATACTGAATATATTTATCCGTGTAAACTCTGGTGGAACAAAATTGGATGCCGCCGATCTCATGTTTGCCGCAATGAAAGAAGCATGGTCCGAAGTAGAAGAAAATATTGAAAGTGTAATTGAACTCCTAAACAACTCAGGTAGACTTAATTTCGATAAAACTATGGTATTAAAAGGAATTATGCTGGTTTTAGATAAAGGGGCTATACTCACACCGGATTTTTTTCTTGGTAATCAAGGAGATTTAACATTAAATCTAATTGAACAAAGTTGGCCTAAAATAAGTGATGCCTTTACACAACTTAGAGACTTTATTCAAAGTGAATTAATGTTATACTCTGATAAGGTAGTTCGTTCATATAATGCGCTAATTCCAATTTTTGAATATTTTTATTATAACCCCAGTCCTGATCCAATTAATAGGGCAAAGCTAAAGAGCTATTATTATAGAGCGCAATTATTTAATTGGTTTTCGGCAAGAACTGATCAGATATTAAATTCCATTCATGGGATTTTTAAAAGAAATTTGACTTCAGATTTTCCGCTTGATGAGATTAAAAAATACTTTAAAATTGAAGTTTACAAAGAAGATACTTTGAAAGCTGATCACCTTAGAGATGCAAGATTAAGATATATTTTTTTGAATATGATTTATGTTGAATATACAGGGACTAGCCCATTTAATGTTGCTTTTAAAATGAATGAACCACATATAGACCATATATATCCAAAAAGCAAGTTAAAAAAGATTCATCCTGCTAGTGAAATAAATAATATTGGAAATTATCGATTTGTGGGAGCCGCAGATAATATTCGGAAAAGAGCAGAGTTACCGGACTCATATTTTAAACGGTTAAAAGCAGAAGGTGTTGATATTAAGAGACATTTACTATTAGATGATTATACAGTTGATCCTGACAAGTTAACTATAAATAATTATAATGACTTTCGTAACAGGAGATTGGATGAGATACTAAAAATTGGAGCAAAAATTGTAAACAAATGAAATCGGTATTTCTAACATGATCAAAAAGAACTTTAGTGAGTCATCCATGAAATATGAGGGATAACTTAAGGAAAAGCCAATGAAAACAATAGCCGACTATGCTTCAATAAAATTAGGCCCAAATCTTCTAACCTTTAGATATAATACCAGATTCATCTCTGATAATGGTCCTGGTGATATTATTGGGCTAGTTTACATGATGAACCCAGGCGATGCAAAACCTAAATGTGTAGATTTATATAACAAACTTACTACTGAGGAAATTTGTTTGGAAAACGAAGACACTGAATGTGATACAACTATGAAAATAGTTCAAAATTTTATTGGTTTGGCATTTGACACTAATGGAAAAACCCTACCTCCAAAATACACTATATTAGTTGAAAACTTATTTAATCTTAGAAAAATTAATAGTAAAATCGCACAAAGAACGGCTATCAATTATTTAAAGTTTGATAACAAAAATGATATAGAAAAGAAAATCGCAGAAATTATGTTCTATCATAGACATTTAGATTCAAATTATAATTTTGTCTGGTTCGCTTGGGGAAAAGTTAGAAAATCAATACTCAAACCTGATATTACAATATATCCTAATAGGATTATTGTTAATACGATCAAGTATAAAGGAAAACCCAAGCAAATAAATTATCCAAAGCATCCAATTGGCATGAATGTTGATTTTTTTGTAGATGCTTCAAAAGGAAAAATTTTACTTTAACCTTGTATATCAAAGAAGAGACAATAAAAACGGAGAAGTGACTTAATAATGTGTTGGAAAGACCATAATGATTTAAATTATGAAGACTTTAACCAAGAAGTTAATCAATTTATTTCGTTTGCTAAAAAATATTATTGCAAATTATTTATCAAGATTGATAGAGAATACTCTCCTATTGGTTCCGGCGGGTTTTTTAAATATAAAGGGAAAAACTATTTAATGACTAACTGGCATGTTATTAAGGGGTGGAATAAACAGGATATTTTTATATCTGTATCAACGGATGGAAATGCCATTAATTGTCTGAACAATAAGCCTATTGGAGATCAAGATTTTGACATTGCGATTTTTGAAATTTTCCCAGAATATATTACTAAGTTTAACGGAAAAGAATTTTTAGATATAGAATTCTTTCAAAGAAATCCGATAGACTATTTAAAACTATACAATACTGCCATCGTATTTGGTAATCCAACATGTTTTGCAGAATCAAACAATGAATATACTGAATATGATTTAACTATGTTTACATATTTTACCTTTACTATTGGAGTACAAGCTAATCTAATCAACCTATCCCTAGTGTATATTGATCAATTTGGGAATGAATCCGAGCTTATCCCGGAAGTGCCAGGATTAAGTGGTTCTTTTGTATATTGTTTAGATAGAAGTAGTTCTCAAGCACCCTACAAATGTATAGGAGTTTTATCAAGAGGAAGTCGAACAGCAAAAAATCTTTGGGTAATAAATATCGATGATATATTTAACTATCTTGAAAATAATGGCGTTTAAGTAAAATTAATCCTATTCAACTTAAAAAACCCGCTAAACCTGACAACACTAAGAGTTATGTTTTATACTTTAAGAAAGATGCTCTTGATAAGATCCATTAAAAAAATGCCCTCGTTCTTGACGATCGGGGGTTTTTAGTGGGTTTATTTGTAAATAATTTCCTTTTTACGGACAATTCGGGTCCTCAACCAGCTACATCCCTTTCATCCTCCTCTAAAATTAAACGAATTGTCAAACTCCCCGGCTGTTCATCGACCTGAAACTTCCGGCCGGTTTGAAAACCATTTTTAACCAGCCAGTTACCTAAAGAGACGAATCGGGGGACTTGCTTTTCATTGGCATAGATCGAACTTACAGTGAGACGCCTGGTTTTCATTTATTTTTTCCTCCCTCGTCATTTTTATAGAGTGACTTTCTTTTCACGGACGAGGATAAGGTTAGGTGCGGCTTGGGACTACCAGCTTATCCACGCACCTGCAGAACTTGAGTTTTATCTCGATCTCTTCATGTCCGATAATAATTTTTCAATGAACCTGTCGATGACTTCCTCACATTCGGCAGGTTTTGTTCTATCATAGAGGGCATTCCGGTTTAGTTCCAAATAGTTTATAATTTGTTCGCGGGAAAAAGGAATGGTGCGCCGGATTTGGTAATAATCAAGGTTGCTCTCAAGTTCCTGCCGTCTATTTTTAAGTGTTTGCAATCTCTGGATTGTTTCTGGATCGTCTAACCCTTTTTGGCGCTTTGGTGGACGGTGATTAAATGACCAGGGAAGCCGCTTTGGAATACCATTTAAAAAACTATCCGGCCTTGCAAGCGATCCATCATGTTGGCGACGAACTACGCCCAAGCCAAGGCGATGGCCGGTTTGACCGTGGAAGCCTTGGACGGGTTCTCCGGGGTGATGGGCGGACCGGGCGGTATCTTGGTTGAGGGTGCAATTTATCAGGATATGAGCGACTTTTACGAGCCGGATACCAAGCTATATAACGTGATGATTGATTTTATTATTTTGCATCATGAAAGTTAAAACTTAAACAGGTTCACCAATGAAGCGCCTATCGGGGGGCTTTTTTCATTTCAAATTTTAGCCGGAGGAAATTTACGATGTATCAAACCCAAGTTCAAAAAGTCAATGCTTTGCGATTTGGTTCCGGGATGGTGGAGATTTCCCAAGACGGCCAAGCCTGGACGAACCTTGGCGTGGGGAACAAAATGAACTGTAAAAACAATGCAGGCGAAAGTTGCCTGCATTGTTAAGAAATCTATTATAGCTATTCAAATGTATTAAAGGTGGATTTAATTTTTCATTTTTAACTTGAATTTCTTCACCTGACTGATACGGGTCGGATCATATCCCGTCCTGACTTGAATATCCCCAGTTGATAAATTGTAAACAACTGACCACATGGTAGTTGTCTGCGAGATATCTTTTAAAAGTTTCATGGCGTTATTGTCGCTGATAATACCATTGGTTTTTTTCAGAGTCTCAAATGCGGTTGAATACCGGTCAACGCCAATATGATCTATCGCTCCTGGCGATAAAAGGGACGAAATATCCTTGGTATTATAAAGCTGAAAATTGGTGGCGACTTGCCATGGTTGTTCAGTTTGAATCACTTCCATCTTGCCGTCGACAAACTCGATCACGGCGGAATGGCCGGAGGCATCGGCGATTAAACAATGAGAAGGAAGAGGAAAAGAGATATTATATTTTTTGATCAGCATAATCGCTTCCGCTACATTTTTGGCATGATCCAGCACCAATCGGAATGCATCCCATCCACTTATCGTCATTTTATTAGGATCATGACTGCTTTCGGCATGGGGAACAGCCATCGTGCCAACAGCCAAACCACATTCATTCATACCATCCAATGGCATCCACGGCATTGTCAATAGTTTGGTCCTGTCGAACACTGAAGCAGGGATGTAATTCGGGGGATTGTAGCCGCAATAGCATGGATCGAGTAATGATACTGACCGATAGCCATTTGGGGGATTAGTAAACAATAATACTGCGGAACGATGGGACCAATCAAAATTGCGTCCGAGTATTGGATTTCCTTTTTCGTTCCGGGCTGAAAATACGCTGCAAGCCCAATGAGGACTCTTCTGATTCTGAAAATTCCTCCATGCGGCTGTCTTAAGCAGATGAAAATTGGGGTACCTACCCGTTTTCAAAAATTCATCAAATCCATAATCCCCGTAATAGGTCATTGTGTATAGGGGTTCATCGCCGACTTTGGTAAAGGATAAGATCGTCCGAAGCGGGTTGCCATATAAAAATGAGATACTAACGATAATAATCAGCAATAATACGGCTACGACCAATAAAATCCCTTTTCGTCTTGATTTTTTTGTTTGAATTTTAATCGTTTTTTCGGGTAATGACTTTACTTCTTCCATTTCTGTCGCCCCCTTTCTCATTTGAATTGATCATAACAGCTTTATATGACTTGGCATACTTACCATAGTACTAAAAAAGGATGTTACTTATAGTACTTCTGTACTTAATTTTTCCATTACGGAGGGAAAAACGATGCCGGAAATATTAAATCTCAACGTATTAGATCCCGAGCCGAAAAAATATTGATTACCATACCCGCCTGAGGCCGAAAACTTTTGGTTTTTCTCTTGAAGTGGTTTCGTAAGTTAACCGGTGGTCTGCTTGAGAAAATATTGGAACGCGACAATCTGAACACAGCGTTTAAGAAAGTCAAATCCAATAAAGGGACCCATGGGGTGGATGGGATGGAGGCGGATGAACTTCTGCCATACCTAAAGCAACACGGCGAAACCATCAAACAGGCTATACTGGAGAGGAATTACATCCCCGCCCCGTCAGGAGGGTAGAAATACCGAAACCGGATGGTAGGAGCAGGCAGCTTGGGATACCCACGGTGTTGGACCGAATGATTCAACAAGCAATCGCGCAGATATTGATACCGATATTTGAGCCGGGATTTTCGGAGAGCAGTTATGGATTTAGACCGGGAAGAAGCGCAAAAGATGCAATAATTAAGGCTAAAACCTACATTGAGATGGGTTACAGGTGGGTGATGGACATCGACCTGACGCGCTATTTCGACACGGTCAACCATTGATGTTGATTTGGCTATTTTTTCAGATTATTTTGAAGGGAGATCCCGAATTGACGGGATAAAGTTTTTACTTTCCAGAGCAAGGAAATATATCAAAATGGATTTTCAGCCAATACCCTTCACTTATCGGGATTATATTGAACGTGACGGATTTGCCGCCGAAGTTTTAAAAGAAGGAGTAGAGATTGTCTGAAAATTATCATATAAAATATAAGCCAAGATGGGCTTATATTTTAATGATTTCATTGTACATATAGTTTATTAAGTATTTAATACTGCGGGTATGCTGAGTTTACCTGGCTCTCCAGGTTTTACGTATACTGTGGGTATATTGGATACACCAGATCGACCGATCATTCTGGGTATTGAGAACATTCTTGATACTGTGAGTCTGCTTCATATTCCGGGTAATTGGCTATATTTCTTTTTCGGCGCATTCTCACATATAATCTGACATAACGATCCGTGGTCACTTTTTCATGGCGCCTTTTAAAAGGATTCCAAACTTGATAATAAGTACTCCAATAAGCATCCCCGGCCGATACTTGGAAATCTCCCTTCCCAAATATTTTTCCCTTGTTAGCTAAAGCCTGCTTAAGCAAGTCCGGTCCAACCTTCTGTGCTAGATCCATTAATTGTTGGCCAAGGTAACTTTGGGCACAACCAAGATAAGTACAGGCGGCCAGTTTGGCCAATTCACCCCAGCCATATGATTTAGACCAAAGGACAATATCCCATCCGGTCTCTATATCCCTTTTCATTTGTTCAAATGTACTCGGCAAATGCAATCCCCCTCTGGTAAAACTAACCTTTTAGAATATATACTATTCTCCTTTCCAATTCTTTGTGATAAATTAACTTATCGGAGACGTTAAAGAAGGCTTATGATGATGCGTTGATAGTCGGGGAAGTTATGGGGACTGAAAAAGGCATTGATACAAGGAACAAACCAAACGAAACAAAAGAGATTCATTGAAAAAGACCCCCGATCTTAGGTGCGGCTTGGGACTGCCATTAAAAAAGATTAAACCAGCTAAAGGCTGGTTTTTTGTGTTGTTTGACAACATTCCACAACGATTACAGTTTTAGGGATAAAGTTTATCATGCGATTAGAAAATGAAAGGTTCTAAGGTTTAGTCAATCGTACCTCTGATGCAGAAGTACTCTTGATTTTTGGGAATAGTAATATAAGCATATGATAAGTATATTATTTTACTAAAGGCTCCCTTCTCACAAGCGGCATAAAAATATCATCAACGATTTCAATGATCGCTTTATCAGATACCGGTTCATGTGAAAGCAACTTAGTATAACATATTCAACGAATCCGGCGAAAGGCCGGATTCGTTTTTCTCTATCGATCGGGTCAAAGCAAATAAAAAACGGCCTCTTTTTTAATGAGTCCGGTTTTAAAATAATAATCATTGACAATATGACACAACCGCGTTACAATAATAATCTAAATTAAAAATATCCATTATTATAATAGCATATATCTATCTATTTTGTCAATAGGGTTTTTAAATTTTTTAAATTTACTACGGCGAGGAGGGTGTCCATGCATTTACCCGGTATTTTTAACGCCATGAACGCGGCTCTGAAGGAGATGCAGTTGGAGGAGATTCTTCGGTTGAACGAAGCATCCGCCCAATACGGGTTAACCTTAACCGCGTCGGATGTCAAGGAAATTATCGCAGCCCGAAATCAGGCATTACGAAGCTATGGGCGGGTTGAACTGGACATGGAGGTGGCCCGGAAATTAATCTTGAGTTTTTGTAGTTCGCCCTTGATCGCGCAGGAGGATTATCCGGTTATTTTGGCCGATTTGCAAGAGATTTTTTATTACCTGAAGAACGAAACGGATGATGCCGTAGGGGATGATGAATTGATCCGGATCATCAAGGATTTTTTTGAGAACTCTTGCGGCGGGGAGTTGGAACTGCTTCGGGGCCAGGAACTCGATGGGTTTGTCCGGGATTTCAAACGGCGCCGGGCCATGGGGAAGGAGAACGGGGATGATTTCTAGGAAGGAGGAGCGGCAGATAGAGTCCAAGGCGGTTTCCATGAAGGTTTCGGAATCCAAAGACATTACGAGTCCAACATTGCTCCGTAAGGAAAACCTGAATTCATCCCATTATACGATGTCCTTACTACAAGAGGGTTTTCGGGTGGGGTTGATTGATGAAAGCTTCCTCCGGAGGATTCAGGGAGATTTCATGCTGATAGTCAAGGAATTAATCCTGCGATATACCCAGGGTGAAAGTACTTCGGTGAAACTTGAAACAGCGGAGACGATTCTTAACTCGGTTTATTATGCGCTCGACGCTTTGTTAAGCAGTTATAATAATCCGGAATCCGGGATTGCACTCTTAAAAACCGGCCATGTCCGGGAAATCTATGAAAAGGGAATTGGGTTGGTGGCGGCCTGTGTGGCGGAAACCAAAATATTATTTGAGGAAATCCGTAAAAACAAACTAGAGGTGGGGTTGGAGGCTTACGAGCTTTCAATCGGGGAGGATCTACCGGAGTTTTTCCGGAACTACGGGGTTGTGTTTAAGGCCCATGAGACCATGTGTGGCATGGATTATCCTCTGGTGTTCGACATTACGGGGGTCGAAGGGATTTTTTATATCAGGCAATATCTTGAAAATTTGCAGATCGAAACACAGTTTTGCCGCCTTTTCCGCCAGGCGGATCTGGAGAAGGTCCTGGCCAATTACGGCCGGATTTACCGGATGAATTACCGGAAATCGCTGTTTAATGTTTTTGAATTAGCCTTCAACAACGCAGTTTTCGCGGTAATCGGCGGATCGTGGGCCGGAGAATTGCGGATTTCAGAGTCACAGTCCAAACGGATCCAAAAGTTATTTCGGAGTATAACCCCTATGGAAATTGATTCCCGTGTCCAAGAGGCCGTGGCTACGCTAATGAGGAAATTAAGAATCACTACGCCGGAGTTAATCGGATATTTGGAGCGATATCAAACCATTTTTCAGGGGCGGATTGCCAATGCGGTGGAAAATAATTCACTGTATACCCTAATTCTCAGCGATCCGGTGGAGAAGCGATCCAGTGGAGGGATGATCTTTGAAGCCGGGCCGAAAATGCCGGATGAAGATTTTCGAAAGGTAGTTCGGCAAATCCGGGAATGCGCAAACTTTCGGGATAAGGCCAATCTCATCCGGGCCGAAATTCACGCGGTGGAGGATTTGGTGGATATCTTTGAAACGGATTGCCTGATGGGAAACGAATTTGGAGCGGTTTTCAGTGCCTTTAACGCGATGGAATTGGCGGTTTTGGGCAGAATCGTGTTTTTCGAACAATTGCGAAACAAACCGCTGGATTTAACGGAAATCCTGATGGAGCGCCAGGAAACCGAATGGGAATGGCAGGCTCAATACTTGAAGTTTCTCCGGGGATTAAGCGCGGAACGGCTTAAGGCGATTGCAAGCCTGGTTAATTTAGTTGAAATGTCACCC